TTTTTCAGGGCGCAGACACCGTTGCGGTTGGTAACAGCGCAGGATTATCAGGACAAAATGATTTAGCAGTTGCCGTAGGATTTCGTGCGGGAGAGAATTCCCAGGGTGCGAGGTCAGTGGCTGTTGGTAGCCGCGCAGGATCCTTTTTTCAGGGCGCAGACACCGTTGCGGTTGGTAACAGCGCAGGATTATCAGGACAAAATGATTTAGCAGTTGCCGTAGGATTTCGTGCGGGAGCAGTATCACAGGGTCAACACGCAGTTGCCATCGGTCATAAAGCAGGCGAAACAAATCAACCTGGTGATTCAATCATATTAAACGCACAAAATACAGAGTTGGACACAACCACGAGTGGATTTTTTGTTAAGCCGATTCGTGAACAGGAGAACCTGAGTGGATGGATTCCACCGGGAACCGTGTGGCACAATAAGAACACCGGAGAACTCGCTAGTCAACCGGACATAACAACCGGGGAAATCGAAGTGGACCTGACTGTCAGTGGGTCTCTTGGTATTAATCGTGCTGCCAGCGACGGGAACGTGTTTGATGTGTCAGGGGATGGTCGTGTTCGTGGTGATTTCCGTGTAGACGGGAGTTTTAATATTGGACCCGAAACGGTTACGATGTGGGAAGACGTGAATGGAAATCTTACGATGGCACACTCGTCCAACGCCGGGGGAACTCCGGGTTTGAATATCAACCTATATGATGAAAGCGATACAATCCTCGACTCTGGTGGGTCCTCCCGGGGGATCGTGATCGGTCCCAAGGATGTCGCGGGGAGCACCATTCATATCAGCAAGGAGGGTAAGGTTGGTATTGGGAAGCGCATCGAGGGAAATCCCTCACAGTACAAGACGCTTGATGTGAGCGGCGACGTAGAGATTGATGGGAAACTGTTCATACACAATACTGAGATTGGTGTGAGTGGGGTTGATACTGAGTTTGTGAATACTCGTGAGTTGCGTTTGTACAATCAAGAAGACGATGATGCTGCCGTAGTCAAGCTCGCTACGTTCACAAATACATACGGTTCTAATGAAACATATGACCGTCTGGATGTAGACTTGACGCACGGGTTTTTAGACGGAAGTGAATGGTTAGGACTGAAAAATGGCATAGAACACACGGTTATAAATCACGGCACACTCCACCCGACCATCCACGCGCGTCTGCCTCCGAACCACGGGTGGTATGGAACAAAACTCCATCACGTGAACTACGACCTGATGTGTGATACACGTGCACTAGATACTGGTAATAATGCGAGCTATGGGATTGCGGGGCGTGACTTTTATAGAGGAATATTTTCTTATAGTGTCGCTCCCGGTTTAAAGAAATATGCATCATTTGATGTAGTTCTCCCGGCGTGGCTAGATGGTAGTAATAACTACGCATTCCCAGAAGGGACACGGGTTACTATTTATGGAAAGGGCCTTCCGCGTGGCCCAAATGGCCAGCGAACATTTTTGCGTATTATTGTCCCATCATATAATTCTGATGTGTATGCCTCAAAACGAGACGAGGCGTTAATCCATCTGAATATTCCCCAGATATCAACCGATATTTCGTATGGTCTGGCGAGATATATAGATGAATCTAGCCCGGGGCCATCAACGGGAGGAATGTCACGTACGAAAGATTCGAATAGCGTATGGATCGACCTAACAAGTATTCCAGCGATGAAAAACCTAGAGATCCGGGCATGGATGAGAGATACAGATTCGTTTCAGAGTAATAACTATCCAGAATATGCCCCGGGCGATGGATATTCCCCGGGTAGAGTTCCGGGTTTTTCAGAAGGCAATACAAAAAATATATGGAAGTGTGAATGTGTATCTACGACATATGGGTGGGTGCTGGACCGTTTTACAGTTACAAATGGGAACGGAGACACCACGATTCCACAGAGTTTAAATGTTCGTAAAGATGCAACTGTGGGGGGAAAAATAGTTGCGAACTACAGAGATTTCTCACAGAGTCAGAGTGAAGCGGCTATAAACACGCTTACATATGGACAACCAGATATATACATGGGTGTAAACGGTGGAACCCAAGACCTTTATGGATATACACTAACCGCAAACGTGGGTCCTGATGATGATTTGGGGCTATATATAAAGGGGCGCGATGGCATTAATATCGGTGCAAATATACACATTGCTACCTTTTTTAGCATTTCCGCGGGTAATTTTCCAAGTGGTAGACACGGTCTTAAGGTGAATGATTTACTTGAGGCAGGGGATATTAATGTTGATGTAGGTGGGTCATTATTTGTAGGGGGGGATACAACATTAAGCGGTGATCTCGGAGGTATTCGGGCTCATTCAACTTCAAATGGAACTACTTGTATGATTGACTGTAACAGAGACCTACAATTCCGAACAGACCCAAATAATGGAGGTACTACACGGATGACCATTGGCGTAAACGGTGATATTAGTATGGAAAACTCACTTGTCGTAAATGATTTACTTGAAACGAAATCACTGTCTGTGATGGGGCGAGGCCTTCCCTCTGGGTTTAAGTCGGTCCTTGACATGGGTGGTGTTGGGATTTCTGGGACTGTGTTAATACAGGGAGGGGATGCTAATTCTCCGGGTGGGATAGGATTTCACGCTGATAAACGGTGTTTCATCTGGGCAGGTAATAAATCGGGGAATCAACTCGGATCCGATTGGGATGATTCAAATATCGTGATTGATGATACGTTTACGAGTCGAATCCCACTAAATGCCACACAAATAAATGCCACACAAAACGTGACTGTTGGCGGGACTTTGACATCGAATGGTTCACTAAATGCCACACAAAACGTGACTGTTGGCGGGACTTTGACATCGAATGGTTCACTAAATGCCACACAAAACGTGACTGTTGGCGGGACTTTGACATCGAATGGTCCACTAAATGCCACACAAAACGTGACTGTTCGCGGGACTTTGACATCGAATGGTGACATAATAGATTTTTGGCAGTCCTCGTCTGACAATCGTCACGTAGGATCTTTAGTAAAAAAAAGTGATGCTGGTATAGATGGTTATTATGCTGGAATAGAAATGCGAGGAGCCTTAGGTAACGCCCGTGGTGAACTTGATTTGAGTGTTCGTGGGGGTGAATATTATGACCAGCTCAACACTGAACGGGATATGGTGTCAGTTCGTTATGACCGGGTAATGATGTGTCATAATAAAATATACGGAACCACTGGCTATCCTGTATTAGCACTCGGTCCCGGTGCAGACAATTTTAGTACAGGTTTTGTACTGTCTGTTTCAGGAACAGTGCGATTAAATGGCGAGTGTCGTTTTGGAAACGGTCTAGGGAGTGTGTTGGCTTTTGACGATGATGAAGGATATGGGCCGATCGACGGTGTAGTTGAGGGTACTGGCAGTCAGAGCCTGTACAACTTTACAGCAGGTCACGACACATACCTTGTAGATGATGTTCCAATGGAACAGTTTGATGGATTTATAATATCGTCTACCGGTAAATCATTACGGTATACCCGCAACTATGAATATTTGATGTTTACAACCTTATCTACGTGTAAAGAAGATACCGCGTGTGCTGGTGTGTATTATTATCTGGATCCGTCAAGTTACTCCACGGATCCTGATGTAAACTCCGAATACGTGGAAGACATCGATATGAATGGAGTGTATGAGAGGAGTAGATATACGCAAATTACAAACAAGAAGATAGTGAAGCGTCCCGATATCAATGGGCGGTGTATCTCTATTGGCGAGGGTACAATATGGGTATGTGAAGAAAATGGCTCTATTTCAAACGGAGACTACATCACAACGTCATCAATACCAGGCATTGGTATGCGTCAAGATAGTTCACAGTTACACAACTATACCGTCGCAAAAGCATATACAGACTGTGACTTTAATCTACTCATAGAGGTATATTCCGTTCCAAAAACGGAGGAGATTATAACCACTGAAACGCGTAAAAAGATAATTACGACAACGATAAGTGAGTCCTATGAGGAGATGGTTGATACGAGTGGAAATCTAGAGATTCCGGTCACGGATTCCTCGGGAAATCCGTTGAGAGATTCTTCCGGTAATCCTATATTTAAAACGCAGTGGTTTAGTAACATAAATAAAAAGGTCACAAAATATAGAAATAAGGAAATCAAAAAGGTGATACCAATACATAAAAAAATCCCTCTGGTAAATGAAGATGGTACGTTTCTTACATTTCAGGATATTACAGAATATGAAATGGAAACCATAACTATATCAAATGAAGAACCCATTATGAACGAAGACGGAACACCTATGATGGTAGATGTATCGGAAGAAGCGTATATTCGCAAGTGGGTTATGGTGTATGATGATAAATATATAGTATATAATGACTCTGAATATACCAATGTATATTGTACATATCCGTATGATTTTTCTACGCACAACCCTGATATGATAGGTAAGACATTCCGATGTGCACGTATTGGTTGTACGTATCACTGTGGTTAATCGTAGTGGTGTAAATAGAGGATACGCATGTCATTCAATCCAGGAAGGAAAACTACCGACGAAGCGGCATACGCAGACAAATATCAGCGCCAGCGAGGCCCGGGGTCTTACCAGTACGAGTCCCCGTATCCAACCCAGCCAACAGCGTTCCCGATGGATTCCTGGATCCGCCCACAGACATCGGGAGCACCCCTCAGCCGGCGTTTTCAGCCGGTGGATGTTGAGAGCGATATGCGGGGCATCGGACGGCCATCCAACCGAGCACCCAGTGAGGCGACTACGCTTGCTGCGGACACCCGTGTGGCAACTGGTTCCGCGGTGGGTCACGGTGGGCATCACCTACCAGGAAAGAATCCGGTGGATGTGGATGTTGCGGATGGTGGAACACGGTGGGCTGGATACCTCCAAGGTGCCGTGGTAGGAGTTGTAGACCACATAGACGTACCCCATCTCAGGACAACCCACGGTCGTCTCACACACCCAGCGATGGCCCTAAAAGGTGTTGGCCTGAATCGTTTTGATCCCGTGCTGCTTCATAACCCAGCAGAAAAGGCGTTTACGCCCTTTGACCGTGTCGTTAGCACGCGCCTCGTGAGCAAGGACCAGTGGCGCCTTCCTGCGTGCTCTCTCCACCGATTGAAGCTGATGTCGCATACCACCGGTTCGGATAACATTTCTCGGCCGGTGTACACGCACCCTAAAATACCCGGCGATACTTCTGCATGTGTCAAGCAGAGGGCTGAGGCGGTAGCGAGGTACACCTCCAAGGCGGCCGACCACGTCGCATCACCCCCGTGCAACAAGGTACCCCGTGCTTTCTTGCCGATGGATAGGAATGGGTGCTACGGGGGGTCAACGCAATCACAAATGTCAAGACACTACGCCCAGCAGATTGTTACACGGGACCCCGTGCCTTCTTGTGGCTGAAAAATAGGAACATCACAACAGATGGAAGCGGTTGTGATTGGACTTGTGCTCGGTTCGGGATATCTTTTGTCCCATAACGAACAAACCAAAAAGTCAAAGGGTAAATCAACTACCAAGCGCGCTGGGCCAGGCGTTGGTTCAGAGGCAAAGGGTGGTGGGAGCGCCCTAGCGATGGGAAGAAGCACGACGGGACCAGATTCGGGAGATTCTTACCCATCAACGTTTCATACGACCCCCGTAAGCGGGTCACGGATTACACGGTCTAAGAAATCGGCACGCGGCCGCCCGGATGCCGCTGGGTATCACACCAATATGTTTCCCTTCTTTGGGTCAACCATCAAGCAAAATACAGACCCCGATGCGAACAAGCAGATTCTTGATTTTATGGTCGGCGCGGGGAGTTTGGACATCGGAAAGCGCGAGGTTCCCCAGATGTTCAACCGTGAGCAGGAAACGATCGGCACACCGTTTGGGGCGCCAAACCAGCTGGAAGAACAGCGGTCTCATTTTTCGGGGTCGCGTCTCCGACAGAACGAACTCCCATTTGAGCAGATCCGGTCGGGCCCTGGCCTAAACGACGGATATACGAACATACCCAGCGGGGGCGTCCAGCAGGCATCCTCACGTGAAGTCGCCCTTCGCAGGTACAAGACCGTAGACGAGCTCCGACCCGGAAACGACCCCAAGGTCCAGTACGCGGGTGTTACGATGAACCCAGCAGCCCATATCAAGTCACGAGGTAATATCGGAGAGGTAAAGCATCGCAACCCAGACCGCTTTTACATCAACAAGAACGGCGAGCGCAACCTGGTCACAACTGGACAGGTATACAAGACGAGGGTATACCCACAGCCCGTGGACCGCGCCGTAAACCGCCCGACCACAACCCGCGAATACTTCGGGACCCAGAAGTCGGCAGATACGCACCATTCGTACGTCCGACCAGCAATCAAGGAGTCGCACCGCATGCCGTCCCAGACTCTCCCACCAGGCCCATCGGTCTACGCGCACGCGGGTGGTGCGGCCGGAAGCGGAGCGGGTGGTAATCCAGCAGGAGGGGACTTTGGTCGGGATGGATACCAGGCACTACCAAACCAGCGGACGATTACGGGTTCGCGTTCAAAACTGGGTCCAGCAGGTGGTTCGGGTGTGACGGTTCAGGCAGGACCCAATCATTACCCAGATGAAGCACGGTTCAGCCGCAAGATGTACTTTGAGGGTGCGGCTCGGGAGTTTGGTAATATGCAGAGCACATACCCGAAGGGTCTCCCGTCTAAGGACCCGAATGATATCGCGAGGGGTACGATACGCGAGCAGACGGAGGATAATGATTACATCGGCATCGCCGCCCCAGCGAATACGGTTGACGCAACGCGCCTGCGCACAGACTACGAGGCTGCTGACACGATGACCACCCGCGAGCAGACGGGCGAGACCAACTGGGTTGCCCCCGGCAAGGCGGATGTATCGTGGGAGCGCAACCAAGACGCAGAACGCAATATGCGACAGAACAAGTCTAAAGAGCGTGTATCCAGGGGGCGTAAGCCAGCGCCACAGGGGGTGAAAATCTCTTCGGGGAAGCAGTCGGTGCGCATCAAGTCTAGAAAGATCGAGAGCGACTATTTCAACCAGTACGAACGGGCACCAACAGACCTCCACCGGGTGACCACGAACCGTTCCGTTCTTGGGAAAACCCAGATACGCCCCCGCCAGGGCGAAGAAGTCCACCTGGAAAGAGCAGACCCATCCTATCTCCACCCCCTGCGGAGCAACCCGTACGTGCTAAGTGTTGCCGGTCGTCCACCCAGCGTAAACCAGCCGAAAGTGTCGGTATGACACCGTATGAGGACCACAGCCACTTAAAACACCCGTGTGTATACTAAGGTAATGAACACGACACCTCTTTCGGAGCTCTCACGGCCACGAACACTTGATGACGTAGTCGGTCAAGAAGAAGCCATCCTGAAACTTCGTGGGTATCTCGATGCTCCCGATGAGACGCCGCATATGATATTATCAGGTCCCCCGGGGTGTGGTAAAACATCTACAATCCTTGCCTGGTCACGATACGTGTACGGCCCTAAACATTCTGATATAGGAAGGTCAGTGGGCAACAGTTATCCCGTCAGGATGCTCAATATGAGCGCTCTACGGAGTGTAAAAGACGTGTTGAATCGGATCCACGAGACCTGCCAGTATATACACGATACGTCTAGGTCAAAGGCATCTCGTGGTATTATCATATGTGATGAAGCAGATTCTTTAACAGCAGAGTCTCAAGAAGTACTGGTATACTGCATGCGGAAGTACCGAGAGCGATGGATTTTCACTCTGGTGATGAACTACCCGTCTCGTATGGGTGAGCGAGTATGGAACGAATGTGTGCATATTCCGTTTCTTCCCCTAAAGGAAATCCAACCCATTGTGGAAAGCACCATACGTAACGCGAAACTGGGAAGGAAGATTCCTAAGAAACACATATCAACACTCATGGATGTCTACAGTGGGGATCTGCGGCGCATCCTGAACGCATCCCAGGGGGTGAACCATATGGGTGAGGGATTTATTCCAGAATGGAAACGATGGACCTCTGTGTCGGTTCGTGACAAGACACCCTCGGGTGTGTATCAACATCTCCACGAGAAATGTCACCAGGATGGGGGGGCAGAAGAGAATCGCGTCTATCTGGGTCTAGCGCTCGCGCTTCATCGGCCCGGGTCGCTCCGCCCCATACTCGCCGCAATCCAAGAGCATCACTGCGATTGAATGGGTAATGCGCGTTTTTTAAAATACGTAGATATGGAAGGGGTACTCTTGGAAGCAAAGCGTGAATATACAGAGCAAGTAGTCTCAAAGATTACGCGCCCTTTATACGATGAGATATATGCGATCTGGCAGAAATCTCTGGATGAGAACGGGAAATCACCGATGCGTCACTTTCAGGACCTTCTAGAGAACATCGCAGAACTCAGCGAGAAGGATATGCTATTCATCACGGACAGGTGCATAGAAAAGTCTGGGTGCGCCTATTTTGGTGACCTGGTCACTGCTATCTTTGTCGCGCACACGCGGGTCCTGCTGTCGGTCCGCAAGGAGATGGTTGCTGACGGATATCGGTTACAGGTACCTACTCCGAATCGGTTCCTCCGCGCGTGCGTAGTATGTTGTGCGAGGGAGTTTTGGAAGTCACCGTATCTATTTTACCAGAACGAACACGATAATAAGATCACCAAGATTCAGGTACAAAAGAATCTACGAGAAGCAGAAACGATCATTCAGGGGGCGATTCGGTCTACGATACGGGGGTTGCTCCCATTGAAGGACGTGCTGGATGCAGCGATCGAGCGCAGCGACCTTGGAGATATTGTTGTGGAAGATGATACCGTTCTATCCTTGCCGAGTGATACCATTGACACCCATCCAGTAGAAGATAGGCCAACAGAAGATAAGCCAGAAGAAGATAAGCCAGAAGAGGATAAGCCAGAAGAGGATACGCCAACAGAAGATAAGCCAACAAAAGATAAGCCAACAGAAGATAAGCCAACAGAAGATAAGCCAACAGAAGATAAGCCAACAGCAGAGGACACGCCTGGTGAAGACAAGCCAGTAGAAGACACCACCGAGGATACGCCAATAGAAGACAAGCAATCAACCGATTCCCCACTGGACGATATACTCAGTTCCATTCAATCCAGCACTGGTGTACCGGATATACCAACATACGAGGACGCTGACATACCCAAGGTGGATAGTGCACCGGAGTCATATACGATAGAAATCAAGGGTCCACCAGATGACGATATCCTACTGAACTCTGTGAGTGACGCGATATCCCTAGACGAGGATACGGATGTTACGATTGAAGCAGAGGAACTATGATGGTAGCAATGAACAGGATGTATAACTTTGTGATTTCTATAGCCGCGGGAATTCTAGCATGTGTCGCGTACTGGATAGACCATACGATGGTCAACCCAGAAACGAAGACAGAACCGATTTGTCAGAAGACGCTCGGAAAACTCTTCTGTGGTGGTGCTGCGGTTGCGTACGCAACAATCACAGTGATGGGATCTCACGGGACCGCAAACGTAGCAGCGGCTGCTACACCCGGAAGCGACACAATCCAAGATGTGATTGACACAATCAAGACCGGACAGCCTTCTTTTTGAGGAGTATAGGCTCCTCTTCTGACGGAGATACGAACTCATACACTTTGGTATTTCTACTGGGTAACTCGGCTGTTTTAAACACGGCAAACACATCATTTGTGAGTTCCTTTGATGGTACCGCGTTATCGCAGTATTTCGCGATGTGCTTGTAAAGACCAAACCCCTGAAAGCGGTCTTCCCCGTTGCGATTCCATAGAATATTCTTCCCACGGTTGTCCATCAGCCATCGGTAGAGCATCTTCTGTACATCCGTCTCGGGCTCATCGAGGGGGTCACAGGAACCCTCCACGATACTGCACGCCAGGCGGGGCAGGTCAAACGACGGATTCGGAGCGACGACTGGTTGGTCCGCGTGATAATACGGGGGGTAGTTATATTGTCCACCCGCGTCGTTTTTGAAATCAAACGCATCTGACAAAAACTCTCTCCCCTGGTGTTCCACGAACGATCTTCCAAAATCAATAATCTTAATCACCCTTCCATACGTAGGAACTCGGAATACCGCACCATCGACACGATACCACAGGAACTCATCTTCCGTAGACACCCACATAATGTTGTTTGTATGAAGGTCGTTGTGTACAAATCGGGCCTCCTTCTGCGCGACGGCAAGGCTAAACACGACCTGATACAAGATGGATTTCCAGTGTTCTTCCGTGATTTCAGGATTATCTAGGAGTGTATCAACCGGTCCTTCTAGGTTTTCATAGATAGATGACTGTATGGGCATATTGGGTATAATTGCGTAAAACCTCCCACCGTCATCGTCGGTCTCGTCTGATTCATCCGTATCGTAGCCGCTTTCATCGTCTTCACTCTCACTGTCTTCGCTGTCGTTATCTTCGCTGTCGTTATCTTCGCTCTCGTCTCCGATAGAAACAGGTCGAGACGCCTGATTGTCGCTACCAGAATCGTTCTCATTCGAGGCGTCTTCTTCATCTGTCATTTCTTCCTCGTCGTCCTCAAATGGTTCGCTCTGTGCATCATCGCTCAGGTTCTTTATGGCACCAATCCCCGGTAGAACGGTCACTTCCACAAGTTCATCGTCGCCTGGATGCGTAGTTTTCGGTGGTTCGGTATTCTGTTTGAACTCTTCACACAATACCTCGGGTGTCTCGGCAATATCCTTCATGTCTTCCGTAAACCCAAAGATGTCGTCACCAATCGTTATCTTATGACTCTTCTTACCGCTCTTTGCTCCGTCAACAATGGAATCACGTATGGTCTCCACCTGGAAACGCTCACCCATCCCCCGGTGAAACCACGCCATGTTTCGGATGCTATAAAAATCATCGGTGATATCTACTCGCAGAGCGGGGGCAATGGATGTGAAATGACCATACATCTTTGAAAACCCCGGGCACTTGCCAGCGTCAACCAGGCGAGACATCGCGTACCCGGTTATACAGTCTACGTACCCCTGGTTGTTAGGATTGGATACCTTGCTCGCGGTGTTTGTATTCTCCAGGTCACGAGATGGGAGGCACGCATCCATCCCCGTTGGGACGTATGTACCCTTCATCATCCCGATTACATCAAGAACCGGCACCGATTTAATGTGGGCCCTAACGGTGTCTTGTCCTGAATCCCCGTTTGCGATAGTAAGATGTACCTTTTGATGACACGGGGTGTTTGATTGTGTTTCTGTGTTGGCTGTATCGTCGTCACCCGGCAACATACCGCCCCCAGAGACAGAGAGTATACTATGGTTTGTCCGCATAGAGTATCGCTTCCGCAACAAATCAAATGTCAGTGGGGTATTCTTCACATCCATACCGGGGAAAAAGAACTGGCCATTCATGTATCCAAGCAACCGTAAGTCTTCCCAGAACGTGCTCTCACGTGGGAGGTCTTGGAGTTCTGTTATCAAATGAGACATTGTATTTCCTGGTGTTTCACAGGGTTTCCTGTGTAAAGAATCAACGCGTTGTGACATAGGAATAGATTGTTGGTTTTAAAAATAGACAATGAGCCTGCATCTCAAAAAGTTTGATATGCGTCGTATCGCGGATGATAGCACAGTGGTAATGTTGGGAAAGAGAAATACGGGTAAATCCGTTTTGGTGCGTGACCTGTTATTTTACAAGAAGTATATGCCGGTTGGTACGGTTATCTCTGCTACGGAAAGCGCGAACAAGTTTTACCAAGACCACGTACCACCCACACTGATTCACGAAGAGTTTTCACCCGACCTCATCCGGGGATTCTTAGCGAGGCAAAAAAAGATCGTGGGTAAAATGGGAGAAGACGAAACACGTACCGGAAAGGGTCGATCAAAGATTGACCCCAAGGCATTCCTGATCCTAGACGATTGTCTGTTCGATAACACCTGGTCTAGAACAAAGGAGATGCGGTATGTATTTATGAATGGCAGACATCTTAAGATTTTATCAATCATTACGATGCAGTACCCGCTGGGAGTACCCCCCACACTTCGTACCAATATTGACTATGTGTTTATTCTTCGCGAAAACGTCCTCTCAAACCGTAAGCGTATTTTTGAGCAGTACGCGGGGATGTTTCCTTCGTTTGATATGTTCTGTCAGATTATGGACCAGTGTACCGAGAACTACGAGTGCCTGGTGATCCACAATGGCGCAAAGAGTAATAAGATTGAAGACCAGGTATTCTGGTACAAGGCGGACCTTCACCCACCGTTCAAACTGTGTACACCAGAGGTATGGCGTCAAGCCGCTGCTGCCGGAAACAAGATTCATTCTGCTGGGTGGCTTGGTGACGACCAGTCATCAAACATACGAGAGTCTAGACCAAAGGGATCAGGAGGACGCGTGACCGTAAACCGTGGGGTTACAAACTTTTAAGAATCCCCGAACCGGTTGACCCGAATCCACCCACGCCCCGGTTCGTAGTATCATACTCATCAAACTCTCTCGTGCTCATCTGTGTAAATGCAGGTGTCTCGATGCGTTCAAATACAATCTGAGCAACACGCATCCCATAGTGGAATATTGCAGTATCCGTTCCATTGTTAATGAGCAGGACCTTTAACTCACCCCGATAATCCTGATCGATAACCCCCGCCCCGATATCAATGCTGTCACGAACCGCCAATCCAGAACGGGGTGCGATTCGCCCATATATACCGCGCGGAATACGCATGCGAACACCTGTTCCTACAAGCCGCCTCTCCTTCGGTGGAATGTGTACTTCCTCTTCGTGTAAATACAAGTCATACCCAGCAGCACCAGCACTGCCCTTCGCTGGCATCTTTGCAAGCCTATCAACGAGTGTAATATGGACGTCGGACATTCTTTAATAAAGAATGCGCGATATATTAAGTGATTCTACTCATCGGACGTATTGCGATCGTTTAGTTCCTCAGTGACCTTGGACGGGTTCACGGGAATGCGGTCTGCGTCCATCTCGGCCATGATCTCGCGCGCCTCCGTGATGTCACGAACATTCTGTGATGATGCGGCATCTGATGCCTCTGTACGAACATCACCCGTGTCTGCGACAGCAGCCCGTGCTGCATCAATCTTGCGCTTCTTCTCGGCATCGAACAGCTCGTTCTTAAGCTCCTGCTTCTCCTTGTGGCTCTTCATCAGCTCGTTGAGCTCCTTCTCCGCATACTCCTGGTCCTCGATGCTGTGCGGGTTCGGGTCCCACGGCAGCCAGTACCCAACCTGTCCAACAAACACATCGTGTGCCGAATCCTCCTTCTGAAGCTTCTTTGCACGAGCGCACGCTTCCTTATGAGTGCTGTATGTTCCGCGCACCTTGACACCCCGGATGCTGGTTCGGAACTCGTTCTTTGCGTGGAACTCATCCTCGAGTTCTTGCTCCTTGTTAAACATAAACTCCTTGTACGCATCCTCGATGTTTTCCTTGCTCGCGACATCCGCTCGGTTCTTCTCGACGTACTCGCGGAATGACTCGAATACGTTTGTAAGGTTGACCTTGGACTCGGACATCTTTTCGGTAAGGACCTCTGTAAGATGCGTTTTCAAATCTGCGGTATCCACTGTGCCAGACACGTCTGCTAGTGCCGACTCGACCTCATTCACAACACACTCTGCAGCGTACTTCACGGACAAATCAAGAGCCGTGTTCTGACGGTCCCCGAACCTTGCGAGGAACTTTTCAAGCATATCATACCGAATCTTCGCATCATAGAACTTCATAAACCTCTGGAAAAAGTACAGCTCCTTCTTCTCGATAACCTTCTCCGGGCTCAAGAACGACAGGCACACAAACTCCTGACCACGAATCGTGGCATCTACGTTCAAAAAATCCTCTTCCTTCTCGTTCAACTCGCGGACACGCTGACTGGACATCTTCTCAGACATTAATATTTTCGTATGCGATATAAACGTATCGTTGTCTTAGGCTACCGCCCAGTGTTTTGTCTTTGTGATTTTTCTGTGAGACATTGTATAGAGTACCTAAATATGATGTCATTTGACCTGAATGAAATTATTACACGCCTCGTGAAGTATCTCGTAGAGGGTCTTGCGGTTGGTTTCGCGGCTGTCTTGATTCCCCGCAAGGGGCGTCTGGATATGGAGGAGATCATCCTTATTGGCCTTGTTGCGGCGGCCGCGTTTGCGGTTCTGGACCTGTTTGCTCCCTCGGTTGGATACACCGCTCGTCAGGGTGCTGGGTTCGGTCTTGGCGCGAACCTTGTCGGGTTCCCCGCGTAAGCACGAACCAATCGCCTGTTTTTGTCGTGTATTTCACGACGTAAATAGACAATTATGAGTTTTACAATTACACCATTGGCTCTTGCGAGAATATACCATAAGAACATGCTCATGTATAAAAATGCCGATGATATAACGGACGTCTCGCTGCGAAAGGTAGTACAAAAACTAAAGGGAATCCGAGAGTGGGAATCACCGACCGACCCAGTCCAGAAATCCTATGTAGAGATACAAAAACAGCTGATCCAGACAATCATCGGTATCCAATCCACGATTGATTCTTCCTCGAACTAGTTGGTGGTCTATTGGTTTTTACCTCCTTGTTTGCGCCGCTGTGTGCGTCCCTGTGTGCGCCCTTGTTGACGTCCTTGTTTGCGCCCTGGTCTCTCGTCCCTGTCTCTGTCCCTCGCGGTGCTCTTTTTACGGGTGTGGGCCCGCATTCCTTTCTCGATGCGATCAGGGACCTTACATACCGAGCAATGAAACGACCACTTGCGGTCATCATCCCGAAGCTTCCTCCAGACACCCATTGTATGCACGCCCTTTGTCTCGATGCGCTTAAAGTTGGTATAGTTGTCATCAAGGTACCAAGCAACTTCTTTGACAGACGGGTGCTGGATATCGTCTACCACAAGAAGACCTCCCTCCCGAAGGAGCATCGCACCATAAAACACATCAACCAGCGTATAATCGTACAGGTGCATACCGTCCACAAATACAAGGTCAAATGACCCCTCGCCGTATGTTTCGAGGGCCTGGGGGAGTGCCACGTGACTCTTTTTTTGTACAAGACGGACCATCGGAAGTGTCCCCGCCTGGTGTACGTTAAAAACACCAAGCCCCTGCCACCCTTTTTCGTTTTCAGCAACCCCCGTATGGGGACCCATCTGGTATGGGTCAATCGCCACGTGGATAGCCCCCTTTGCACGAAGGTCTTCTGCTCTTCTAACGGTGGCTTCATCAGGAGAGGATACCTTAAGGGCCAAGGACTTGCTCCCAATGGTATGCGTTTTCCCGGACGAAGGGAATGATGCTGGGTCAAGTTCTGTAAAATCACGTGGGTCTGCGGGTGGTGTGCCTTTCAACTCGGAGTCGTCGCGTTTTGAATAACGATCAAGCACACCCTGTGTAAGATACAGTGCAGAAGTACCACCCGCACAACCAACTTCTAGCGTACGATACATTGGGTCCTTTTCATCCGTAACCAGACGATAAAGAAGATTCCCTTCGTGGGGATTGATGTTTGCTTCCACGCGCTGGACCTCGCCCGTCCCATCCACCAAGAAGGTGTGTTTATCTATTTTTTGGCTGTATAGACGCTGTATGATCGGGTTGGGATACGCGATTTCTCTTGTACGCCTAGCCGATGCCATCTATTTATGAGAGATATGTTCTGCTTCAGATCGACCTATGGAATGGCCAGTCAAGGTCTACGCATATCTTCTGCCAGACTTTGTCCATCTCGTAGAGTTTCTCACGGGATTTTAAGAGCGTAAAACTTGCGAGAAACTCTGTTTTACCCAGGATACGACAAAACTTGTTCAGAACGTATGAATAACTCAAAAAGTTCTTCCTCCAGGACGGACAGTGTTTCATAAACGGCGTCTGAATGGCCCTGAACATTTCTCGCAGTTTTTCTTCTGTTTCCGGGGTGAGCCTAGGCGGCGGGATTCCATTGAGGCGGTTAATGATGTGAGGGATGTGTTCGTAGTATTTATTCAGCCCCAGACGCTTGAGAATCTCCCGCAGTTTTGTCGGTTTCAGGTTGGAGATATTCCGCCGTCTTTCCTTGCGGAACTCCAGGATAATCTTATCATATACATCGCTTGGGATATCAGTGGTTTCCTTCGCCTGGAACTGAGCCAACCACTCGTTGAAATGGTTAATCTTCCTGTAGTTGAAGTATGACGTATCCTTGTTCTGGTCCTTAATACCCGGTAGGTCAACGTCTACAAGAACACGGTCTTCCCATCCACAGTGTTCACAGAATATAATCGCATCACTCGGGACAATTGTCGTATTTTTCCCACACTCCGGACATTCTCTGAATTTATGATTTTGTTGACGATAAAACTCAGGAATATAATCTTTTTGTATATTTGATTTATATCTTTCATACAAATCGCTCTTTTTCATATCATTCACCTCCATATTATGAAACGACTTGTCAATCACATTTGGGGTTTCCCCGGTGTTTTTAGAAGGACTGTACAGCATCCCTAGAATAGAATCCTTATCGGGTACAATACGGTCGGTGTGATTTGCACTTCTCTCTGGGTGGTCTGAATCTGGCCTGTCTGTGATATCAAAGTATCGCATCAGCAGTTCTCCGTTATCTAGATAATATTTAGTCAACCCGGACTCATCCAATGTATCCTTTTGCTTTTGATGAATGCTTACCATTGTTTCACGATTCTGGGAGACGTTTGCCTTCCGAACCTGCCGGATCTGAAACCCTTTTGACCGCCGCATGATTCTTTGTGTATTTACTCTATCAGAACTTAAGTCAAAAATACCTGAAAAGTACCTGAAAAGTACCTGAAAAGCACGTTTCTGAAAAAAATATTACACGTATGGTATAGTTTAAAATGGGTGGTGGTCTTATGCAGCTTGTAGCTTATGGTGCTCAGGATATGTATCTCACGGGTAACCCGGAGATCACCTTCTTCAAGGTAATCTACCGTCGTCACACCAACTTTGCCATCGAGTCTATCGAGCAGACCTTCAATGGCGCCCCCACGTTTGGTCGCCAGAACGTGACGTGCCAGGTCTCGCGCAACGGTGACCTTATCTGGAAGACGTACGTGCAGGCGACTCTTCCCCAGGTTGATATCACAAACATGGGTCTGGCGGCGGCGGACCTCTCGGAGGCCAACTTCCGCTGGCTCAACTGGCCCGGCCACAATCTCATCCAGAAGGTAAAGCTGGAGATTGGTGGTCAGAAGATCGACGAGCAGTACGGTGACTGGATGCACATCTGGAACGAGCTGTCTCTCCCCTCCGGCAAGCAGCGTGGTTACGCCCGTATGATCGGTAACGTGCCCGAGCTCGTGAACCTTCTTGAGGCCGGTGGTGAGGGCTGTGACGACACCTGTGCCGCGGATGGTGACTCTTTCCCCGTTGAGTCTACCGCCACTCGCAAGTGTGCCCCTGCCTACACCCTGTACATCCCCCTTGAGTTCTTCTACTGCCGCAACCCCGGACTTGCTCTCCCCCTCATCGCCCTCCAGTACCACGAGGTTAAGATCCAGGTCGACTTTGCCCCCGTAGAGGATATGTGCTGGTCCAATAACGCGTCCATCACAAACTACGTGCGCCAGCAGGGTCTCCAGGCTTGCTCGCTCTTTGTTGACTACATCTACCTCGACACCGATGAGCGCCGCAAGTTCGCCCAGCACTCGCACGAGTACCTCATCGAGCAGCTCCAGTTCACCGGCGAGGAGTCTGTCACGGCCACCGCCAACCAGATCCGCATGAACTTCAACCACCCCGTGAAGTTCCTCACCTGGGTTGTCCAGCGTGACGATTTCGTCGGCTGCAACGATGACGCCGTGAACTCGTACCACGGCAAGCAGCCCTTCAACTACTCCGATTCGTGGGACCGCGCCGTCCTTGAGTCTGGCTACTCCCACACCCTCGTGGAGGGCCTCGCCGGTAACAACCCTGTCGTGTCTGCTCTCATGAAGCTCAACGGCCACGACCGCTTCCAGGAGCGCCGCGGTAACTACTTCAACTGGGTACAGCCTTACCAGCACTTCACCAACGTGCCCGCTATTGGTGTCAACACGTACTCCTTCGCCGTCGCCCCCGAGGACCACCAGCCGTCTGGCACGTGCAACTTCTCGCGCATTGATAACGCCACCCTTCAGCTCCACCTCACTCCCCGCACGGTGAACTGCGACACATGCACGTCTGCCAAGGTGCGTATCTATGCCGTGAACTACAACGTCCTCCGGGTTATGTCCGGTATGGGCGGGCTGGCATATTCTAACTAGTTACATTCCTGTCATATATGGTCTTGTCATGTGTATCACATACACATTACAACCTGCTCTTCACACACCCATCTTGTTCATTATAAATTGATACCGTTATGTACATTACACCATTCCACATATAAGTTGAATAACGCCATAGTTACCCCCACTTTACACACCCATCCCATTCATACTTCGGACTAAGGAGGGCTTGCTTGAATACACTATCACACTAAAATGCCAACCAAAGAAATACTGAATGCACGCAAACTGATTCGTTTACAACAAATCACAGATGGTAAAACAGAGTGGCTCCGTATACGTTGTAATATTAACTATCCTAAAGACACGTTCTTAACGAAATCAAAGGGATATCGTCTAAAATGTAAAACGTGTTCAGAGAAAGAAACTGCTGCGAGCATTAAATACCGTAAAACTCACGCTGAAAAGTTTGCTACAAACTCACGCTTTTATGAAGAACGTCGCAAGAAAAAACGCCAAGAAGTAATTCAAAAACACAGAGAAATGGTATCGTCGGGGTGTGATACGGTTGTATGTACTAAATGTAAGGAACATAAACCGATTGATTCCTTTAGAAGCCATACTCGTAAAATTACATCACATTGTTACGAATGCCGTCAATATCAACACATTATAGAATATAGACGAGGACCAGATACTCGTGAACGTCGTCTACGACAGGTATCTCGTTCAGCCTCACACTACCTTTCAAGCAAATACTGTGCTTACCGTGCGGCAGATATGCGTAAACACTTTTGCGAATCCAAAGAAGAGTTTGAATATTTACTACCACGAAAAATCGCATATCATTTGATGAGTGTACCTTGTACATATTGTGGGTTTTATGAACCTGGTAAAATTGGTCTTGATAGGGTAGACCCTATCGGTGCACATACGCTTGGGAATGTGGTATCTTGTTGTGAAACCTGTAATGTTGCAAAAAACAACCTCACTTTGAAACAGTTTGTTACACATATTGAACGTATACATAATCATCTACAGAAAACACTCCATCTTTACCTGGTTTAACCCGGTCTGTTTACTCCGCCCGCGTCATCCGGAATCCTTTGCCACCATTTTCGCACATGTTTTCAAACATATGCGAAAATATAAAACAATCGTGTGTATTCGACACGATAGACTCCTAGCAAACATTTACAGAGTATCTTGTACCGGTGGTTCTCTTTTCGCGGCTGGTCCTGGTATTACTAAATCTCCCTGGCGTATATTGTTGTAAACGAGCGGATTTTGTGAAGGGATAATCATTGCAAACACCTTCTTCTGTCTCTTCTTTCTTTGGAGGTGTTTCTTCTGCAACCGCATCATATATACCCGATGTTGGTCCTCGGTGAGAACCGGTCTATCTACTGGGCTGATAGCACCCCTTCGGATAAGATTTCGTCTTATACAATACGCGCACGATAGAACCAGAACTACGAAACAAACGCCACAGCCAACCCCAACCAGTAGGATATTCACCTGTGTGTTGTTCATCTTAGCAATGTCACTGAATGTACATACCGTTATTGTGCAAGTGCTGGACTCAATTCCTCTGCGTGTACTGGTTTAAGAATCATACCTCTTTACAAACTGCCTACCCTTTATATATTCCATGATGTGACCGGTCGTTTCGTTTCGGAGTGTAAACACTGGATACCGACGAGACCCTCTCGCATTACGAAACTTTGAAAAGATTCTAAACCGCACGAGCTCTTCATCGGTCATGTGTGGTTTGTTTTGGAGTGACCGGTATTGTTTAGCGGCATATACAATATCAATCACTGATTTCTCAGACAGACACTCGTCGTTCAACGAACGCACACGCTGAGCGTCTCGTAGATACTTTAAGATTCCATTCGCATCATCTTCCCACACCCAGAAGGCACACAGATACGATAGCCACGATACACTCCGTGTGGTATCGTCGTCTGATGTCATCCGAGCACCATTCCCGATTGTGTTATCTTCTATGAATAGAAGCAAGTGTCGGCGCGATATCTGATTCCCCATCTATTACTACCTCCCTTAGAAATGTTCGATACCCAGAACTTGGGCGTGTGTTATGGAGGTCTTTTGTGCGCATTTCCACAATTTGTCCCGATTTATCACTATATGCAACCTTGCGGATCCCAAACGTTTTCATTGCATTTGTACAGTGTTTACACGGCAGTGATTCCTTTAAGATACCATCGGTTCCCATTCGGATAACAAGCAGTGTCAGGTGTTTAAGTCGTTTGCGGATGCTTCTCTCCTTCTACACATTTCAGACGTCGGGTATACCGGAACAGAACATCCATCTCTGCGTGAAACGAACAAGGTGAGCCGTGTTGGAAAGACGCACAGCGAGTACGGTAGTGATTGTACCCACTCTCTACAACCCTTCCACCTCGGCCTAGGAGAACCGCGCCGTGATATTTGCCCGCGGGTCTGTCTACCTTCTTTCCACACATTTCAACACATCGGGTAAGACCGTTTACCATTGGTAGTAACGATTCGTATAGTATGTGAATCGGTAAGTAACGGATACTTGGTCTCAATTTCGGGCTACGTTAATACAACCAAGGATTCCTTGGTATATTAACATTGAACGGAGTTACAACGCAAGTTACAACACGAGATGGATCGTGCTCTCTTTTTGAATATTGTAGTCGTTCAGTGTCCGACCATCTTCCAACTGTTTTCCTGCAAAAATCAGTCGATGCTGGTCAGGAGGAATCCCTTCCTTGTCCTGTATCTTTGTCTTTACATCCGTTATCGTATCACTACTCTCTACATCAATCGTAATCGTCTTTCCAGTGAGTGTCTTTATAAAAATCTGCATCTTACTATCTTATGGCGACAGAAGGAGGCTTTTAGTGATGGGGTGAGTTCGGTGGGGCGCAGCTGGGGAGATATTACAAAACAATATGCCCACGAGCTGGTTCATCCATCGCGGGGTATGACACCTGACGATGCAGAGAAGGAACTCTATAAATCAATCTTTATTGAATGTTATGGTAAACATGCTACCAGCATACTCCCATACTACTGGATGCCCAAATGGGTTTCTGATAAGATTACCGACCCGAGCGCAAGAGTGCTTCAATGTTATGAGAATCCAAGCGCACCATCCCCGGTTCCGTATCACACGCTGTTAACTAGGATATCCGGCGTAAGCCAATCTTGGTAAGTACGGGGTCTCAACCGAGTCGTAGTTTAAAAAATCGCATAGACTCAATCATCGTGGTAATTCCAACACACGTGACCACGAGCCGTCCAGCACATCCTCTCCACAATGTTTTACCGTGCCCCTTGTGCCTACCCGTTTCATATAGGTTGCAAATGATTTGATGATATGACAGGTCTCTGTGGATAGACTGTTTTGCGATACGAACCACATCAAAAGGATGTGACGCAATCACACCGATGCTTACCCCAATCGCCGTGGTTACAATCGGATGACGTTTATTACACACCAATCGTCCCTCGGAGACTCCAAATAATCCACAGGCAAAGATTAGATTGCGAGCATACATGGGTGTGATTCCAGATGGGCGAGCACGTATAGGTATCTGTTCTGCTCTTGCGGTCTTCCACGACTGAAATGGTCCTTCTACAAGCGTCTGTAGTGCAGCAGAGAGAGGAGAATATTCCCACCACCGAAGACCTTTTGTAACCGCATAGTCTTTTGTGCCGATAAACGCTGTTCGACTGGGTATCATCCCCAGTAACTGGATCCCAAAACCCGGATACAACCCACGAATACCTCTCCACAGCGTCGTACGGTTTACATATCGGATACGCGTAATCTCAAGCGGGTGCGTCACAAATGCCTCTAGCGTTGCCGCACACGTATATGGTAGTATGTCGTGAATCATCTGACGTTTATATGGTTGAACCATTAATACAACACCGTTTAGGATAGAATGGACTGTGGCTATTACAACTCATTTGTGTTTGGGTGGTTCTTTACGGGGATACTCACAGGAGTTATTATGAACAATGTATGTACTACTCGACGTAAACAACGGCCATATCCGATGTATCTACCCCGCGATGAACCAGACCGTGAACCAGACCGTGAACCAGACCGTGAACCAGACCGTGAACCAGACGATGAATCTGACTGTGATATTGAATCTGATGTATCGAACGCAGCGGATATGCCAATGTTTCAGCGTGGGGACGCCGTAATCGTTTCCCTATCACCAGACCAAGAAGCACCCCTGTTGGGATGGGGTGGGGTGCGGATGGGTGACGTTGGTATGATTGTAGATACGGTTGATAACTATATTGAAAACAAGCAATGTTATCAGGTTGATTTTCCAGACCATAAAGGATGGATTGCGATGGAAACCGAACTACAGAAACGGGATACATAATGCATTATTTCAAGTAGATAGATGCTTCGGTTCATTCTTGGAGACATTACAAATATGTCCAACACTGAAACAATATTGTCGTATGCGGTTGCGGTTCTTGTGGCAGAACTCGTTATTATTTTCTTGGTGCGGCTCACGAACACCGCGTTTGCGGCAAAGGCAATCAATCGCTGGTATGACACATTCCGACTAGATGCGTTTCTTATGGACTCGGGGATCCTGATGATTGGATTCTTCCTTGCATCTTGGGCATACCCGATGCTGTTCTCGAAATGGAATCCCTTGTACTATCTCCTCTTGATTCTCGGGATACAGATTACTCACGACATATTATTCTATATCTTCGCGATACTGGGTACCCCCAAGGGTCATAATCTTGTAATGGACCTCATGCGCCACTATGCGAAGGATGTAAGTTATAATGCTATCCTCGGGGACTCGTTTATGTATCTGGTTGCCGTGCCTGTTGCGATGCTCCTTGTTGGAAATCGGTTCACAACACCATCGTTGCTTATTTCTGCCGTATTTACGATATATCCAATCTTATATATGCTGTATACGGTTCCCGTAAAGTCTTCCGCAAGACCAGACCCAGCGGTTGTGGTTGTACGGAAACGTCTGCGTGATGACGTGATGTAGAGTTAGATGTTTCGCTTATGGATTACTTTTACACCCTTTATGTTTACCCCGTGTTTCTTTAGATTCTTCTCATCTTTAAACTGGCTGATACCCCAAAACCTGGAATACGCATCCAGTGCCCACGAATGTTTCTCTGGAAAACCATCAAAGTACTTTCTTGAGACATATTTGTTATCCAGGAGAAAATACACATTCTCTTTACCAACCGCAAGCGGGTATGGTACATCATTGTTTCCAACCATAGAGTGAAACTCTTGGATTGGTTCGTCTGTGGTAAACTCCTGAACAGTATGGCCGACGAACACATATCGTTTCTTTCCCAGGTCAACTAACACCGAGTTTCCCAATCCAAATCGCGATGCCTTTCGTTTGTTTCCTGGAAAACTTGCGTACGCGTCATCTCCGGGTACGCTTTTACCAACAAGTAGTCTTTTCACGTTCGTGTATCTCTTGACGTGAATCGTATACTCGGCGTGTTTTGGTTGCTCAGCATATGGGGGTAATGATGTTGTGTAAATATCGACCACATCACCAGAAAAAGTGACCTCGAATGGTTTAGCACCATTGTCGTGTGTGTAGTATACCTTCGTTTTCTTCCGCTGTGTTTTGTTTTGTTTTTTTAACGGACGTTGTTTTCGGGGGTGTCGTTTTTGCGTTGTATTTCGGGGCATTTCTACTGATGTCGTAGTAAATACTCCGTCACAATAACGCGCTCGTTGTGGGTTAATCCGGGCATCTGGACGAGACGTACACTGGATAACTGAAAGCCGGGTGCGCTGATATCATAGAAACGGGCGATAATCTCGAGTGCCTGGGAATCTTCGATCAGCGCGCTGCTGGCTCTCGTGGTTCGCTGGATGCCCACCTCCCAGTTTGTGCGGACAACCGCAATCGTGTTATTTGTGCCTATCGTGGTTCCGGTTGGGAAGTTTCTCAGTTCCCTAGCGTGTCTCCTTTCGGGAGTCGTGTCATTTGTATTGATAACTACGGCGGATAATGGATATTCGGGAAGACCGGACATGTTGTTCTCTATTCGCTATCCGGGTTCTATTTTTACAAGAACCTCCGCGATAGGCTGTAGATGGCAACCGAATCCCTGAGCATAAGCATTGATAGTCGTTTCAGGGATAGTCCCGATACCACTACTGATTCAGAGTTTGTAATGACACTCCCGGAGCCCTATAGGAACGTGACTCGGATTGAAGTAGTATCCGCAGAGATACCGATATATTCTTACGCGTTTTCAACTGACCAAACGACGGTCCTTCAAGTTCGTCGCGGACCCAATGCGTCTGGATTGTGGTCACATTATCTCTGGGACACTGTTATTCTATCCACCGGAAACTACACGCTAAGCGGTCTTATACGCGAACTCCAAGAACGGATCGGAACATCACTTGGGTTTGCTCAGGCAGCAACAAACCCAGAGGACCAGGGATTTGTAATCAGTGGTGACCCTGAAACCGGGCGCATCCAGATGGGGATTAACTTCTCGTCTGCAGAATGGGGAACCACTACGGGATCTGGGGGGAATGACATATCATCGTACGACATCCAGTTTACACCAATAGACCTCAATGCGGCATATGCTTATGGGGGTGCGCAGGGTGAAATCATACCAGGTACGTCGTCGGCTTACCTTGATGAAATCAGAGTCTACGCTGCGGCAATACGGTCGTGGTCCACTTCACTCCCGCGGGGAACCACAACGCTACGAGATTTACTCGGATTTGCTGACTTTATTCTCTATGGCCTACCCAAGTACACCACAACCGACCATTTCGGGCTATACGGATACCCATATGTCCTCCTCCAGATAAACGATTACGACGCGATCGATCACATCACCGGGGGAAGCATCATCAAAAGCCTAGCAAAACTATCATTGGATGAGCGCGGGAATGATAACGGGCGTGAGTTTGGGGGGGGGTATGCGTTCAATCATTCGTCAGACGCGGTATCATACCCGAAGGTATTTGACCAGCCGGAAAACATTTCGCGCATTGACGTTCGCCTTCTTAGTCCCACGGGAGAGATTGTTGACCTTCTCGGTTCTCACCTGAGTTTCACCCTGCGCATCCAGCATATACGCGACTCACGGAGATACGATGCGGCAAGAGATGAGTACGTTCCGGCGGGGCCGATTACTGGATATCGCAGTCCTCCCGTGGTTTCTCGCCAAGATTCGCGCTCTAAAAAACAACATAACAGGCTGAGAAACGTACGATTTACAAAGTAGATAGGCTAGATGAATACTCCTTCTCTGACGGTTGGGACTTTCCATTATGACGGGATCGTCTCAAAGAACGGTACATCGGGGGCTGGTATTGATGCGTGGAAACAAGCTGCACAACGCGCGGGTATTCCATACACAATCCACCCGGGGAAAACAGACGCAGATATTCTGATTGGAAAGTATTATCGGGGGATTAAGGAATCAGAAGGGTATCATCCCAGTCACATATACCTAAACAATCCTATACAAGCGGTAACCCGAAAACACTCAATGTGGTATAAGATTCTCTGGCAGTTCGTGTTGTCCGTGATGTTACTCGCGGGATTCATACTTGTGATTGCGATATTCGAAGCAGTCTTGGTGTTAGTCGGGATGGGTTCTAACAAGGGGATTCGCGGATACGTTGATACTGTATTTCGGGATATCTTTGTCTTTTTAAACGGAGAGTTTGTCTCGTATCCGAAACATACGGCAGATAGACTACGGCTGCTGTTCGTGTCGGCGATAGGGATTGTTACCCTCGCGACGATGACCGCATCAACCGTCCAGGCGCTCTTATCATCGCATAGTGGTATGCTACGGTCCCTTGCGGATACCGAGGGCGATGTGTACATCGTACAAAAAGGGTCTGTCGCAGAGGTCATCACTCGCGACCTAGGAATCCGCCACGAAACTGATTCGGGTAGTTTAGATGAGATATTACGGACGATACTGGTTGGAGTTGAATATCCCCAAGAGACACGTGGTGTGATTGCGACCCGTAAAGATATCTACAAGGCCCTTCACGAAGATAGGTCTGGGTTGCGGCAAGAGTTTGAGGTTTCTCCATACGTGTTCGGTAACGCGGGGACCGTATTTATGATACGGGATGGATTACATCCATCTATGACACGACATATCAATGGTGCATTGGACACCATACATAAATCAGGGGTTGTTACTCGTAGTATCGATAAATATGCTCCAGGAACTCATCGATGACCACGACTCTTTCGACGCGTGTGCCTCTTCCTCCTGCGCGACTCATGTCGCGAGCAGTAGGAAATGGGCCTTCCATTCCTGACGGTTTGGACAAACCGACACCTTGGGGGCAAGCACGCGTATTCGGGGAGGTCTTTGCACTCACTCTGTGTACCTGCTTCTTGGAAGACTATGCTGGATAGCGTCTTCTTGTGGAACCCGACGCGTCTCCGATACAACGATAGAAAATCTTCGAGTGATTTCGCGATACGGTATGTTTCTTGGTAACGCCTCACCCTCTTTGTAAAAACCCGTGTTCGCGGTGAGTTCCGAAGGATGCCGAGTAAGATTGTTCGGAGGAATCCAAACATCATCACCTTGGATGGGTCATCTTTGTGTTTTGCGATAAGATTTGTTCGGTAATAGTTCGTAAAAAACTGGTCAACGCTTCCGTTGAGAGGATGGCTCTTTGTGAAGGACCGCATTATTCGAATCGTCTTTTCCGGTGGTGCCTTGTAGGATTCCTTTAGTTTTCTGTACAGGTGCTCGAGTTCAACATGTACCCTTGAGAGAAATACCTTGTCAACGAGAAACCATACGTCTTTGCGAACCATTTGAAACGCGTTCTATCTACACATACTATGGAATTGATCGCATATAGAGGCTAGTATGGTTAAGATACCAAACGAAATCCCCATGGCGTTCCGAATCCTTGTGATTGACGTAGAAACAACCGGCCTTCCCAAGAAGCGTGGTGCACCAGCAACCGACGTAGATAACTGGCCATATCCCGTACAGATTGCATGGGTTCTCTTTAAGTGTTCACACGCAGGCCGACCAGGGAGGATTCTTACGCGAAAGTCACACCTGATTCGTCCCGATGGATGGACCGTCCCAGCAGAGTCTAGCGCGATTCACGGGATTACGCACGATAGGGCATATTCGGAGGGTATTTCCCTGCGTGATGCGATGCAAGACGTTCAGAAACACGTTGCACGTGCGGATGCGGTATGCTGTCACAATACGGCCTTTGATATCCCCGTTCTCATATCTGCGGGTATCCGCGCGGGTATACCCCCACCCGACCAGATGATTCCTAAGAAGCCCACGATTTGTACGATGGAGATTGGAAAGCAGATATGTTGTATAATTCGTGAATACAGTGGGAAGCACGGAGTATTTCGTAAGCTCAAGCCACCTCGGTTATCAGAGTTGTACGAGCACATCTTCGAGAGGTCATTCTGTGGAAGGCTCCACGACGCATCCGAAGACTGCAGGGCTACCGTTGAGATACTGGATGTGATTATGCAAAAATATGTAAGGCTCGTGCGGGTTCATTGTCCCTCCCTGTTCCTAGTCAGAGACCTCCAGGCGGTTATGTCGTAAGTGCAGCCTTCACTGGTGCGTATGATTTTCTGTGAAGCCGGTGTACACCGTGCTGTAGCAACGCGTCCCGGTGCTGCTTTGTACAGTATCCCTTGTGTTTTGTCATCCCCCACTTCGCATCCAGCGATGGGTCGGCATCGGCGTGTGTTTTGACGTGGTTATCACGCGACGTTTTCGCGAGGATGGATGCTGCCGCAATACTGCGGTCGTTCGCATCACCACCCACGATACACCGGTGGTCAATAGGGATACCCTCTTCATCTAGGTACACCGGGAACCGGTTGCCGTCTACGAGGATTTCACTCACTTCGTAGCGAATCTCCAGCCCAGAAATCGGGTCCCTATCGCGTTTTGCGTGAACAATACGTATACAGTCACGAATCGCTCGGTGCATCGCAGCAAAGGTTGCGTTTAGGATATTCTTCCTGTCAATCTCTTGTGCCGTGGATTCGCCCACTGCGTACGCGATGGAATGCTCACGAATCAGCGCCACCGCATCTTCACGTCGCTTTTCGGAGAGTTTCTTGCTGTCCCGAATGAGAAATGCCTCTTCGGGTGTCATGGTGGCATCATCTCGGAGTCGTTCAGGGAGGACTGCCGCCCCGGCAAATACACTCCCCCACGCGCAGCCACGCCCTGCTTCATCCACGCCAATCACTACGCGCTTTATACGGTGTGGTTCCATCTGTGAATTGATTTGGTAGTTCGTGTGATAGATGTATCAGATACCATCAATTTATACGCATACACCAAGCCGAATGCCGAAGCACGTGCGCCGCCCTCTTCCACCAACGCCCCCGCCCCCAAAGGTTGCGTTTGATATTCGTGAATGTGGCCACACGAGATTGCGAAGCGGGGCGTCTTATGCGGACCAGGCAACGGTCCACGATATAGCACGCGCACTACACGCGTTTAAGATTGACCTACAGCACGTGATGAATCGCATTGAGACCCGATTCGAAGACCTAGAAGAGCGCATACAAGGTATTGAGACCTCGCTTGCGAAAACGAAATGAATAAAATATTCTTACATCGTTTCTTTAGATGTGGTGGGTATTATTGGTCGTATCTATATTTTTGATCGTATTACTTACGCCAGTAACGGTCTTCCCCGAACCGTTTAGTACTTACGACGGCATACAGAGCACGCCCCCACCAGACTTGATACGCAATGGTCAAAAAGAAGAAGAGGACATTCACCGGCGAGATGTGGTATCACGGGTTAAGCCTTATATACCATAAAGATGTTCCAGCCATACAACAGACAGGACAACAATGTACCAAGCCGATACACGGGATGAGTACCCTTCAGACGCAGCCTCTCTTCCACCTCCCCCGTTCATAGCACTGGTTCTCGTGCTTGGTGTTTTGGTATGTATCGCATATGCCGTATATTATATCTTATGGGAGACGATGATTGGTACGTTTGATACACCGGGTCTTATCCAGTTGTTCCACAAGGTAATGTCATCTTCATCAGTACCCAAATCTCTTTCTGATGAAATAAGTACCGTTATCACACCACATCCCGTATCCATACTGGTTCTAGTCGTGCTTGTAGCAGGATATCCTTATTATTCCCCGTATGTATGGGCAACATCTCGCTGGCTGTGGTTGACGATTACTGGCAAACGTCTTCCCGACAGCGCCACGTCAGAGGCTTTCTTGGTGTCTCCGCCATCAGACCCTGGAATAACAGACTGGGTAATCACCCGACGTGAGCTCCTCGACAGGCTTCGCAGGAGGACATTCCGATTAAATCCACCACACGGCATCCGATGCGGAACAAGCCAGAGACGGAATGTCCCCCATTGGGAGCCATCACACAAGATGATACAGCTGTACATCCAGAGGATTGCAAACACGTACCTAACGAATACGGACACGGATACAAAGGCTTCTATGGACGCGAACGTGAACACTGCCATACGAGGATTCCGTCAGTTGTGCGAAGAACGTTCCATCCTACATGATATCATCCTACAAATGGAGGTTGACCCGACCATCCGGTACTCGTATCGTCGCGCCCGAGAATATCTCCAGCCCCTTATTGCGTTCTATGACCGCGAACATCACAACCAGCGTTCTGTTGATGACATACTCGGGATTTCACTTGGACAACGCGACCCATACAACGAGACAGAAGACAACATCCTGAACGGAAGACGACATACGCTCCCAACACAAACAAATGATGTATCCGACCTTGACAAGATGGGGATACGAGAGTTTCGTGGAGGAAATCACGCAGCGCCTATCGCGCCGCACCTACGAATGGATTCCTAGGTACTCAAGTAGATAACACATGATATTAGAGGTCGCATTTCTTGTCGTATTATTATTGATTGCGTCTCTGTACGCTGGTTATGGTGGGTTTAGAAGACAATCCCCTGAAAACACTGGACTTGAGGCGTTTGTGTCATTACGAGATGTAGACGGTAATGACGTCACCGATGCCCAGGCGATCCAGTATGCAAGAGACGCTCGTTCCGCCGGGAAATGCCCCGGAGATACCACCGACCTACGGGAAGAACGTGATAAACTCCTGCATCGCCTGACGGAGGTCCAGCAAGAAACCCACGGTGACCCCGAGAATCCAACAAAGGCGGGTATCCGCGTGGGATTAGAGCGCATGATAGCAGAGATTGATAGGGCGCTTGAGGAAGAAGGTCGTTGTGTACCACACGCCACCGTAGAAGCAATCATACGTGCCACCAAAAGAACTTTCCGCCCAAACTAGATAGATGAAGATTAGCGTGACACTGCTTGCGGTCGTTGTGATCGCTGCAATCACCCTTGGATGTGCGTGTGGGTATGGTGTGAGTGAGGGGTTTAGTTCTGGTCGCCGGTATAAATGCCGCGAATACGTGGATATGAGCAAGTACATGCTGAAAACGGAATGTCCCGCGCATCCAGATATGAGTCAGTACGTAAAAAAGTCAGAAGTACCCAAGTGCCCGCCCTGTATATGCTCGTGCCGCAAACCGTGCCGCGTTGGAAAATGCCCCCCGTGCCCTAGACCCAGATGCCCACCACAGCGACAGGCCGTGTGTGCTCCCTGCCCAGCGTGCCCGGAACCTCGTCCTTGTAGATGCCCCGAGCCAGAAGTCGTGATCAAAGAGATACGGCGTCCGAGAGGAAATATGGATAACGTGCGCCCATCAATGAGTTCATTGTACGGTATCTTTGGAGGATATTCAAACCGTTAGTAAACAACTGGGTCGTACCGCTCGTGATATTCACGAACACTACGGATTACAAGGTAGAAGGAACGTACTTGACATGGATCCAGATTTATGGGGCCCATATGGATGGAAAATGATTCACGCGGTGTCACGCATCCCGGGTATGCGTCTACATACATTCCGCAACTGGCTCTGGTCAACCGCCGCAATATTACCCTGTCGCAAATGCCGCAGTAACTTCCGACGCCACATACGGTCTAAAAAATGCGATCACGCAACAACCCCACCGATGCTCGGCATATGCTTACACCGCGAAGTCTCCCTAGACCTAAAGAAACGGACATCTAAAACATACACCGCGCAGGATTTACCATCACCGTCTGTTGCGAATATCTTCAAACCAACATTTTGGCTAGCCGTTTCCAGCAATAAAACGCGCAGGAAAACAGGACCAATACACAAGTGGTTGAAAGAAACAGAAACATTGCTCAAGAGTGTTCCTGGTAAAACATACGATAACGCAATTGCGTCACTCTCAAAACTTCGCTCGGGTGCGTTTGGACCGATACTAGTCCATACACGAGAGCATACTCGCCAGACACACCTTCGTAGTGCTGTTTTAAAGATGCTGCGCGAGATGAAGATATCAAACATTCCGGGTCAAGGAAGCATCTCGCGGATACGGGTAGTCACATCCCGTTCACACAGGGCATCTACAAAACGTCGGCACACAGAGAACCGGAAATCACGTTCAGGTACACGAAGAAGGTCTCGCGCCGTGGATTCTAGAACATCATCTGGATAATCGCACCGGAGAAAGACGACTGCAAACCACACATTTGACACGGCGGCACATCGTTCTTTTGTCAAGCAACCCTCTTCGCGCAGCCCCGTTTCCAAGTATAGTTTTTCTATCGCGGCCTCTTTACCGTATACCGCGACATCATCATTGTACTCACGGTCCATATTGGGGTGGTTACTCATAGTATGAGTATTCACTTATGAATACCTTAGAACTGCTCAATTCTTCGCTGCAACCTACAGATGAAGGCCCTTGACACACAAACGATTGGCATCCTTATTCTGTCCGCGATACTGATTTACACGGTTATCAGGTGGTCTTCCATCATCCGGTACAGAACACCAACACCATTTGAGTCGTTCGTGACCTCAAGGTCCCCACCGGATACGCGCGTGCTGATGACAGTGTACAAGGTTGACTGGTGCCCGCACTGTAAGCGGCTTAAACCCGCGATTGATACGCTACAGGGGCTACTCGCGGACCGCCCAGTTCCCGGGTGTCGATTGGAGGTGGTAGACTGTGAGAAGGACCCGAAGGGGTGTCGGGATGCTGGAGTAAAGTCCTATCCAACGATCCTAGTGAGTCGCCCTGGTCAGCTGGTTGCAACCCCTCTCCCTGCGAGTGTTGACCGTCAGGACCCGGACGCGATGTATCGTCACCTTCGTACGGTGTCTCGGGCGACCCGCTAGCTAGCTGGGTTACTTGGGTCAGCGGGGGTGGTTGGGTCTGTTGAGACTGTGTGACCGGGGGGATACTCGAGGTGGGTGGTGATGTGGATGGTTGGGTGGGCTGGTTAATGCGGTCTAGGAAATCCTTGGTGACCGTGGACCTAGAGACTTCGGTGTACCCAATAAAATCAAGTGTTTCACGGACGGACGTAGAATCCGCCTGTTCAGATAGCATCGTGGTGGGGCTAATTGGTGTAAGTATGCGAATAATCTGGTTCTTGTATCGTGGGTCTTCGCAGCATCGTAAGATGCCCCTTGTCGTGAGAGCGTTGAACGACGCGCGCAGGATGAACAGGAGATCTGGGTTCGTGGATGGTGGGTCTGGTTGTACGATCGGGGATAGCGCGATGGTGTACGGGATGTCTTCGGGTGGGACCTGACCAATCATAAGCGCATCCCAGACACCACCGTCTACGAGCACCATGTTGTTGATACGAACGGGTACAAATAGTCCGGGGATTGCCGAAGTAGCACACAGCGCATCTTCGACACGGATATCTGGCGTCTCTTGTGTCCCTAAAATAACCTGCTTACCGGACCTTACGTCTAGCGCGTTTACGGCAAACCGAACAGGATATCTCTGATACAACTCACCAAGCGTCAGCGTACTTCTGCCAGTTACACGTCTCAGGACCGAACGAATCAGCCGCCGCAGACCGTTTCCGGAATCAATACCTCCCGTATCCGCCATCGTCAGGATTCCATTCGTATGTATCCTGAAGAAAGACGCGATGGGTATGGACATTAACAGCTGGTGGATAGACGTATGGTGGATTCCAAGGACAACCAGTAGACCAACGAGACCCCCGACGCTTGTACCGTAAACCACCTCGAACTCGCGCAACTGGATACCCTGTTCTTCTAGTGCCCGAAATGCCCCTGCGTAGGTTACTCCAAGAACCCCTCCTCCGGTAAGAACCAGTGTATTTCTTGGCATTCTCTATCGTTATGCGTGGGATGCGTTATAGGGGTTAAACGAAAGAATCTTGTAAGTTGTTAGAGAAATGGCATCATCATCCGACTATCATATCGTGATCGTGAAAACAACTACAACTACATCAACAGTGGGAGGAAGCCCGACATATGAGGCGAAGAAGTACAAGCTAGAAGATGCTTTATTCAATGATGGTGGTAAACTGTCTGATGTAACCGGATCCGAAACTAGTGATGGTGTGGTTGCGGCGCTAAAGGGGGTGTTTACTGTCGCTCCTGTCGCAGGTGATAGTCCTCCTTAGTATGAATCATAATAACATACCTTGTTTTTATAGTAGATGGAGGGTTTTTCGTATAACATTTATTATGCCATACGAAAAGACAATGATAACTCGTATCATCTATATGATACCCCCAAGCCGGATATACGCGGTGAGACAAATATGGTACATATGGAAGACGATATATCTAAAACAAGGGTAAAGCCTTTGAATAAGGTTGAACTTGGGTCACACCAGTTTGTACATCTTCTAACAACACACATACCGAGTGGAGGTGCGATTCCTGGTATGTCAGGTGATTCTCATGTCCTTGCAAACTTTGGGTATACAGGTACTATGGAATGTCCTGCCGGTAGAGTCCTTGAAAAATACAAGATAAACTCAAATATTCTACAGGTTATAGACGCTACACCAAACTTCCTTAACAATCGTGTATACAAAACTATCGTTAGTGATTTAATAGAAAACGAGCCTACGCCAAAACAATATATACTAATAACTCAATTGGCTGGGACATCCGAAACTGGTGAAATCAAGACACTGGACGAATATGACTCGTTTCATGACGATGTCAATACCACGAAGGGCAACTATGAACTGATTGGGTATATATTATACGGTAAAAAACATTACACGTCCAATGTGAAACGGAACGGTAAATGGTGGGCCATCACAGATACTATTTCGTCTGGAGACGATGTGGATATGGTAAAATCTGAAGGTGAACTAAAATACGGCGGAAATGCGGTATCCAAAGATGGTAAATGGAACCCAGTAGAACACAAGGATAATGCGGTCCCATATGTCGTTCTGTACCGTAAGATAGGCGCATCCAAACCAACATTTCAGTTTAAAAACAGTAACCCATCTGTCGTCAAAAACCCAGGTAATGCCTGTTATATTCTATCTGCTATGACTCTGTTATCAAATATTCCCGAGGTCGTTGGTACTGTAATGGGTAGTAAGGCGGTATCGTACTTGGAGATTAAGCCCGCTGATCCAGTTGAGCCTGCTGATCCAGTTGAGCCTGCTGATCTGGTTGGACCCGGTGATGACGATGAGATGATTATCGCGGTTGCTCTCGCAGCGGCAGAGTCAGGAGTAAGGGGGGCTGGTGCCACTGGCTCAGCCGGAAGATCCCGAATACGTCCCCATAAATCTAATCAAACGAGAAGACGTCTGCGTGGAAACCGACGCGGGAGTTCTACGAAACGGCGTTCCTCGTCAGGCTAAGATAAGATACATTCGCAATCTGCTGGAACTATCATAGATGGACCGTCAGATTGATATTCAAGAACTATTCCAGAAAAAGGTTGAGCGCGAAGAGATGCGTCTCGCAGTGTACGACACCATCCTGGAACGAGTCCACAAGCGTATCCAGCTGGTGGCTGCCCAGGACGGCGGTACTACGTTTTCAACGTACGTCTTGCCGGAGGTAATGATCGGACAGCCCCTGTTCAAGGCAGACCAGTGTCGGTCATTTGTGATTACCAGCCTAGTCAAGAATGGGTTTCGCGTGAGATACACGCACCCAAACCTGCTGTTCATAAGCTGGGAGCACATGCGCCCCGACTTTGAAAAGGCAGAAAGGGTCATATCGGAAGAGCAGAAGGTATTAACCGACAAGGCACACGCAGAGGCTGCTGAGCAGGCACGAATGGTTCAGCACGAGCATTCCCAGCGCATCGCGCGCCGAGAACAAAATACCCACGTGGGACGTGAGAAAGCACGCACGAGGGACCTTGTAAAGGCAACCGAAGACTACATACCCAGCGCACAACTGCGAAACATATACTTCAACAAGAGACAGTAATACAGAAGTCACCGGCACCGGGCATAAGGCATACACATCGTAGTGTACTAAGATACAAAATGAGTAATCCCACCCCGGATGCTTGGCTCTGCCCGATTACATACGCAGTAATGACTGACCCAGTGGTTATGCCCGATGGACGAACATACGAGCGAGACGCAATCACCGAGTGGCTTCATATACACGGGACATCCCCCTTTACGCGCGAACCGATGCGTGAAGATGACGGGATCCCAAACATGGCTCTTCGTGAAATAATCTCAGGGACGGGACCGGAACAAATCGTTCCAACCGAGGAATCATCACCGGAGACTGTCGTAGTGACCACACGAAAGACAATCCACTGTCTTGTGGACCGGTCTGGATCGATGGGGATGCGCATCGCAACACAGGGATACGAACAGGATGGATTCACCAGGCTTGACCTCGTAAAGCATACCCTACTAACGCTTGTACACTCGCTCCCGTCTGATTACTCACTGAGCATTACTACGTTTGATTCAAGGGCAAGGACCATTATGGGAGCAACGCGGATGAACGTACAGGGTAAATCTACAGCAATCTATCGGGTAGAAACGATCGACCCAGGGAGCACAACCAATCTATGGGATGGATTTCGGCAGGTATTCACACTGTGCGAAGATGAATCCACACCAACCATCCTTGTGTTCACAGACGGACAGTCAAACCAAAACCCCCCACAGGGGATTCACAAGACCCTTCTACGATACCTGCACGACCGTAATATCCAGCCAATCATCCACACGATCGGATATAGTTATGATATAGATTCCTCATTACTCCATTCGTTGTCTAGTACATATAATGGCCTGTTTGGATTCATCCCTGACTGCACGATGATTGGTACGGTGTTTATCAATATCCTGGCAAAGGCCCTTGAGATGACAGAGCAACCGATAGAGGACTCAACTGGGTATCATACTGTTCCAATGTGTAAATCACTCGTTCGATACCTTGAAAAGGAGGTGACACTGTATGACCATTCATACGCAGATTCACGACGCGACCGGCTTGCGAACATACAAGACTGGATTGAGCAGATGCCGACATCGCCGTTGTTTACCGAAGAATACAGGCAGTCCGTTCTGCGTGACATCGATCACGATGACCCGAACAAGGGTCAAATTGGAAAGGCTGTCTCGTGCGTAGAGTGGTATACCAAATGGGGCTGTCATTACCTGCGTTCGCTGCACCTGTCTCACCTTCGCGGTGTGTGTGTGAACTTTAAGGATGAATCTCTCCAGTATTATAAGAGCCCCAGGTTTACGGAACTCCAGAGCAGGATGGAATCCATCTTTGTTCTTCTCCCGTCGCCAACGCCTACGGCGGTTCCTAGTGGGCCGGCTAGTTATGGTTCTGTGATGGCACCTCCCATGAGTGGTGGTACGTCAATGCGTACGTATTATGATGACTCTGCTGGATGCTTTACGGGAGATACGCTTGTGCTCACAAAACAAGACAATGCGGTAGAATATCGCACGATATCATCTTTGAAACCCGGCGATGTTGTTGCGACCACGTCGCCCGATACGTATACCAGGGTTCGCTTCTTGGTTCATTATGAGAGACTCCATACACAAATCTGCTCTCTGAACGAGAACCTTCATATTACTAAATATCATCCAGTGAGGTCCTGTGCACCCCACGAGGCTTCTGACTGGACATTCCCGATAGATATTACAACACCCGAAGAAGATACCCTTGACCTGTATAACCTGGTCCTTACAGATGGACATATGGTCCGGTGTACTGGGTACGAGTGTGTAACACTGGGTCACCACATTGACGATGAAACCGCTGGGCACGCATACTTTGGTACAGACCGTATTGTGGAAGATATTGCTGAAGAAAGTATGAAGCAGAGTGGTAATGGTATCTTTGGTATCGTCAATATCAACCGGCTTCGCGTGATTCGAAACGACGAGAGTGGTCTTATTGAAAGATATGTATTCAACGAGTCGGAGTAGGTTGTTTTGTTTATGTGCGGTCCAGTATGCGGATGTTCTTGATGAGGTCAGCACCCTCTGGTATACGGGTGTTGTATTCCCCTAATGGATGAAAATGTACCATCATCTTCATCGCAAGGAGCACAAACAGCCCCACCGCAATAAACAGACCGGTTTCCATAAATGGGAATGAATTTAGTGTATTCCGGTTAGTGGTTTCACCGTGCCTTGTCTGGAGCATCTCTCGTACATCATCTCGTATGCGCAAAATCTGCCGCATCATCTTTTTATCCTCCGGTGTCCGTGGTTGTGGTTGTGATTCAATAGGAACCGGAGTCTTGCGCGTCGGTTCTCCTGGAAGATTTGCTGATAGGCGCGGGTGTGGTGATGGAGATACCGACCTGGACATCATAGACGACTCACCGGAATCACTCCGGTAATCGTCCTCGTCTAGGAACGAAACGGGTGAACCACCCCCGTTTGAAATCGGTCGCTCTGGTCTAATAAATACATCTCGTTCGCCCATTGTGGATGACACGTATCCTTCTTCGGAACCCATTACAATCGTGTGACCCCCGTCACTGCTGGTTGTTGGTGAAGGCGACGGTGATGGCGAAGGCGACGGTGATGGAGAATACGCATTACGATTCTTATATCCACGTGATGTTCGGTAGCGGTCTCTCGGTGTTTCCCATGCGTCCTCAAGTGTAGAATACGAACAACTCATATTGATGCCGTACTCCTCTAACCGCGATGGTGACTTTTTTTAATCATTCACACACATAGAATATTACGATGAATAAGGTTGTAAATGGGATGGTTGGTCGGATGATGAAAACCGCGAACAGCACTGTCAGGATGCTTGTAAAATCCATAGGCCAAACGCCGGTCCAACTCGTTCTCGGTATGGTGATTGTGGTATATATTGCATTCTTAGAATCTGACAAGGAGAGTGTTCTATCGATCTTGATGAGCAACCCGATGGGGCGTCTTCTTATACTGGGATTCCTATCACTGTTGGCGATAGCGGCTCCCCCGGTTGCGGTGCTGTTTGCGGTTCTGATTGTAATGTCATACTCACGGTCGGACACTGAAATGGTCCTTCGCCAGGAGAAAGGAAACCACCAAGAAGGGTTCTGGGTAGATGACGCGAGTGATTCAAAGGATACTGACAAGGAAGACGCGGGCGACGATGATACAAAAGACAGTGACAAGAGCAAAAATAGTTCGATGAAATCATCTGAACACGCAGACCTCCTAAACCAGCTCACGTCTGCGATGAAGACGTTATCACCGGCGGCTGCTTCTAAATCTTCTGATGAGGGTTTTGGACCAATGTACGAGGGCGCGTACAACCCAGATGACGACAACTTTACAACCGAGGAAGATGCCAATGAGTTTATGAAGTCTATGAACACACTTGGTGGGATAGTTGGGTATTCGCGTGACGGTGATGCAACCCATTCTGCACCGTAATTAGAGGATGACGATTACATTTGCATCCGCAATGTCTCTTTTAGATATATTCCACGGAGTATTTCTTGCATTTACCACTGGATACATCACGTCTTTCCCACCATCAATCCACTCGGCGTTCGTAAAAGCATATGATTATCCTATCGCGCGGGTAGGTCTCTTTGCCTCCGTACTGGCTACCGCATTTTACGCTCCGGTTACTGCGATCATTTATGGTATGGGCGTGGCCATCATTAGTGAGGATATTCTTAAATCTTCACGCAACAATACCCTTGGAAACACATCCGAGTCGTTTCAGACGGAGATTGAATCCCTACGAGAATCTTTGGATATCAAGGTTGCGCAACAGATGAACCCAGTAGAAGAGGCACTTGAAAAAGTAAAGAACGTTGAACAACTTCTTCGCAAGACAATATCATCTTCCACAAAGAGTTAGATGCACGATTTACTTACGAACCAGAGTATCAGCACCGCTGTTGCAGCCGTGATGATGCTCCTAATGAACCTAACCGGTGGTCAGATATCCGCTGGTTTAACCCCTGGTCAACAACGGGCTCTGCGCTCTCCGTATGTCCGTTGGATTACGATTCTCGCCGTGTTTTACGTAGGAACACGTGACATCTGGGTCTCACTGGGGCTATCCGTCGTAACGATTTTTACTCTTGAATACCTCTTGAACGAATCCTCTAGGTATTACTTGTTTCGTAGGCAGAGACACGATGGAAAGATTTACGCGATGGGAACTGGCGCACTAACAATGTGGAATCATCTATGATCATACATTTAGAACCAGCGTGTTCGCGTCGCTTCGGTCGACACTGAACCTCGTATCGCGGTTTCCTGACCCGTCTTCGCGGACGAGTGATACCCCACGTGTTTGTGTGGCAGGACCACCTGACCGAGGCATTGATGCTCCCCGAGAGCCAGTACCGGCCGATGCAGCGTCGAGCTCACGGAGAATCTCGTTAACATCTCCGGGGCCCTGCATCTCTGACCGCGCGGGTGCTGCGGGTGCGGGATTACCACCTCCCATCATGCTGCCCATCATACCCATCAGCCCCCCAAATCCACCACCACCGCCTCCGCCACCACCACCTCCGCCACCACCACCGCCGCCACCACCGCCGCTCATCGTCTTTGCTGCCGCCGCAGCAACCTGCCGAGCAATCTCCGGGTTCTGTTTTAGGATGTCGTCCATTCCCGGGATTGAGCTCTTTAGCATCGTCTTGGTTAGATGGAACATAAGAGCCGATCCTCCGAGAGAAAACAACAACCTGATCTCCGGTGCCATCTTCGCACGGTCCTTGTACTTTTCATATAGTTCCTCAAACACATCATCATAGTCATCAATACTCTCGTGTACGGTCTCAGACCATCCCTCTAGCTCGGCATCAAAGGGGTCAAACCGGTTGTTCAAAAACTCAATACCGGTAACAGCTGCCATAAGCATCTTTCTCTGGAAGCGAACACTGCTATCCATCTCGCGCGTGGTCTTGATGCGACCATATTCAGAACGGAGTTCCTCCAGGTCAGAAGAAGCATCAAATGTTCTGCTGAGTGTAACGCCCCTTCGTTCCATAGAGTTCAACTTCGCCAACAACTCGTTCTTCTCTCTCGCGAGTTCTGCCTGTGTTTTTATGGGTGCCGGTGGTGTGGCTGGCTTTGATGATGCGTTGTTCCCTCCGAAGCGGAGTCCTGAGAACCAGCCGCCTCCTCCACCGCCGCTCTGTCGTTCACCATCAACATCGTTGCGTACGGATGATTCGGCCTCCTTGTTGATTTCATCAATCGTCTTAAGCGGGGTCGAGGAAGGCATCTGTGTCGGGGCAGGCGCAGACGACTCCATAGGGATATCGTCCAGGTTAAGTTCAATCGGCTTCTCCGAACCATTCAATAGATTCAACCCCATGGGGTCTTTGTCTACAACATCACCTGATGTCGTTAGGTCTCCAAAAATCTCCTTGTCAATGCGGATAACATTATCAGACATCACTACTACAAGATTCCGCAGACGTTGGCTTATATATTAAACGGGGGGTATGTGTTAGATTACAATCGTTCATTACAATCTGGTCTGGGTGTCGCACTCAAGCACATAAGAAGACAATCTGCGAGGTCATCACGCTTGGAGTTGCTCTTGAACCAGCCGAGGTGCTGTGTTTGTCCTGATATCGTGAGCAACTGAGCAACCCTCTGGATACTCTCCTGTTTCCGGTGCGCATACGACCTGCCCCTAGCCTGTGCGCTGGCTTCACGAGTGGAAAGAATCTGGTAGCATCGGTGTGCCGGTGCCGACGCATCGGGTTGTATCGTAAGTTTCTTGGATGCGTTTATGAATGAGACATCTGGTTCTGAGATACCCTGTTCCACCATCTTCATCCGCAGGGTGGTCCATAGGATCATCTGTACGCTCTTCATCATTGCGTTCATCCGTACTGGCTGGTTCTCAATGACGACCTTGTCTACACGCGTATGGATGTCACACAGCCTTTCCGTGATTCGCTTGTGGATAAGAGACAGGGGTATTGTTTTTGATTTTTTAAGAGGGGGTATCTTGTGAAGGTACCACTGTGTCATCTTGTCCGATATTAAAGATTGAATTTCCTTCTTTAGTTTCCGGCGTGAATCAATCCCCATCTCCGAGGCACGGGTTCGGAGAGCAGACACGCTCAGAGATTTAAGTGCCTTGATATCCTCGCTCGTGTACGTGGTCTCGCTGTGTTTCCCGTGGCATTTACACAACCCACCCAGGATATTACCCCCAGACAGTTCAACCCATACCGGATCACGGTTACATGGATTACCCGCTTGTGTTTTTGCGCGACAGGACTCGGGTCGCATCGGCTCATCCTCCAAGTCAACGCGCAGGTCCCATACCCCCCAGTCAAGAACTGACCAGATCGCCGAGCAGTCACCGACACTATCACCTGTAAGGCACCAGGCAAGATTTTTAACACCGATATCAAATGAAAGAACCTTCATTCTGTCTACCTCTCTGAGATAGATAGAATGTATTAGTACGTCGTGAGTTACTGAGTTGTTCTTCGAAGTGTTGTCCGGTGTCTTTGCCTGCGTCTCTTCCTGTGTCTGCGTGCTTGTGTTTTATTGTGTGTAAATCCGTTACGACGCTTATTGCGACGAGTATATCTCCCTGCTGGGATATCATTATGGTTTGTATGCACCTGTATAAGACCCGATTCTATGGAACGAAGTGTTCTTTCGTCGGGGGAAATCCTGGTCTTCCCCATACGATTTGTAATTCTTCCTATCGCATCCCGAACCGCGCGAGGGCCCATCTTCGCATCCCGACCAGACTTGCCAATCCCGCTGTAAAAATATATCCTACCTGAATCCGTCATCGACCGATAAAAATATATCCTGTCTTCTTTGCGAGGGTGTTTGATGGATATATACTTTCCTGGATGAAGGCCCAGTAGGTCGCGAAGGGATACTCCCGAAAGATGAAGGTCCGCAAAGACATTTTTAGTAGCCTTAATATGCTTATCCGTTTCGGGTAATAAGAATGTAAACACGTCCTTGAACACACCATAGATTGTGTGTTTCACAAAGTTTGTAGGGAAAAGACCCACTTCATCCACCATTTTCAGAGTACGCGATTTATTAGAAGGCTTCCCACCAGATATCTTACCATCTTTCACGTATATTGACCCGGCCAGAGCAGAAATACCTGCCGTTGCAACAGCCTCGCGCCTGGATTTGTTTATGGACGCCAACAATTTACTCACCGGGGTATCCACCGAAGCAGCCGCCATAATCTATACTTGACGCATATAATCAGGGTCTCGGCACACTCCCCCAGAAATCCTCTGCGTATCTGCGCACGGGTATTTCCTGTCCTAGAGCCAATGTGGAACGTGCCTCCAATATCTGCTGCTGGGTTCGTGGCGGTAGGTCAAGTTGTCCGGCATAGAACTCCGGTCCACGACGCGAAGGAGCATACGTGAGCCCCTTGTACGGAACCATTGTATCCAGCGTGGCAATCGTGTCACCCAAACAATGGTCACGGTCCCACACGCGGAGGGTTACGTGTGGCGGCAGGAGTATCGCCCCACCGTTCGCGTAGTATGCATTTGGGACATCACACACAATCGTATATACTCCACCAGTGACCTCGGATACTCCACAGTTCTTCCCTGTGATTGCCACGGTGGGAGACGGGTATGCTTGGTATGAACCAGTCTTGCTCAACACACGCTGCGGTGGGTCCGCAGCAAACCACTGGACCGCAGATGCCCCGGGAGCAACCCCCTTAATCATTATCGTGTTTTCATTATAACCAGCCGGATGACGATGAATCACCCCACTCGTAGCAACACCTTTAAACGAAACCATCCTACTTCTACACACACTCCATAAATCAGACGCGGTCACCCAGCGTACCACGAAGCCACGCGGTTGTACTTCCACCAGCAGGAGTTGAATCTCGCATATTCAAAACAAGCGTCTCCGAAGAAAGACCCCAGCGCGGGTCACACCTTGGCATCGCTGGATAACCACAATCACTCACACGCGTGTCTTCACGAGTGAGGTTATCCGGCTGTATGTGAGAAGTCAGGGTGTTCCCAGATCGTACCTCTGCTCCAATCGCACCCGGTAAATCTTGTCGAAGAATCTCTACTCCACTTTTTGCTACCGGAAGAATCAGCTGCTTGGGCGGTGGTGGTACGTAGGATTTGCCCCACGGGTCTCCAGTCTGCACCCTTGATTCTGCCGTTCGCCGGCTCGTCATGTATCCACCCGACGTTTGTAACATCGCGTTATACAGATGGCCGCGTCCCGTATTGATAATACAAGGAGACCTCCAGTCTGTAAAGACGCGCCCGTCTGACATTCTAGCGGGGCTGTCCCAATGACGATTGTCCGTAGTCCTCCAACATCCACGAACCTGCATTACTACCATCACATACCAAGTTATCACGCAGTATCCTCCACAATCTCCTCGTCAGCACCATTATCGTCCGCGCGAACCGATATGTGATGCTCCTGTACGAGTCGTATCAGATCCGCCTTCTTTACACCACTCGGAATAGGGACATTCGCATCACGAAGTGCGCGGCGAAGGTCAGCAACCTTTGCGGATACAGCCGGTGTGAGATTCTCAACACCATCATCGCGGTCCTCACGGTCCTCGCTGTCTTCGCGTTCCATATCATTCAGGATATCGTCCACGTCAACCTCTCCATCGTCACCCTCATCGTCGCCATCGTCGCTTTCAACCTCTTCGTCCACACGGCCACCCCCCTCATCGTCGTCCGGTATGATTTCAACCGTCCGAGTATTCGCTCCCTCCTTGGCAACGGTTACTCTCGGCGGGGCAACCCCACCATCACCTCCCCAGCCAGCAATGGGTCCATCAAAGGAATCCCCCCCCGCAGCACCATACCGTGCGGCATACGGAGAGACATCCTGGGGTACAGAGTTGGGCACTGACAACGGGGCATCACGATTTACAACTGGTGTATTGGCGCCGTGTGTCTGTGGTGCCTCTGGTGCCCCTGCTGGAGAGGCAGATGGTTCCGCAACAACCTGCGCGTTCTTCAGGATATCCTCAATCTTTCTAAGCCTTGAGTCCAAGTTGTATACATTTCGATACGTAACGTACGCGAGCGCTAAAAACGCTACAAATACGGCAAGGAGGATAATTAGGTCCATACTACAAAAACAATTTTTTTTTGATAATACACACCAAACGAGTCAAACCACTCAGATGTGTGAGGCATAATCAGCGGGGAGCTCGTTGATGTCGGTCTTATAATGAGTGCAGATTGCTTCCATAGACTCCCAAGACGATTCGGTCACAAAGTTGATACCAACGCCCTTCCTTCCAAACCTACCAGAGCGCCCAATCCGATGAAGATAGTTCGCAACATCACGGGGGATATCATAGTTAATCACGATAGAAACCTGCTGTACATCAATACCACGCGCAAGAAGGTCCGTTGAGATAAGCACGCGGAGACCACCGGAACGGAACTTATCCATTACCGACTTGCGTTCATCCCACGACATCTGTCCGTGAATCGCCCCGACCGTGAACCCACTCTTTGTAAGCTCGTTCCCGATCTCCTCAACCCGCCCGCGACTGTTGCAGTAAATTAGGCACTGTGTAATCGTCATCGACTCGTACAAATCCATCAGGCATCCAAACTTGTCCTGTTCACGGAGTTTCACGTAGAACTGCTGGATACCATCCAGGGTCAGATTTTCTGTGCGAACAAGAATCTCAACCGGGTCACGCATAAACTTCCTTGATACATCCATCACATCTGGGTTCAGAGTGGCGCTGAACAAGCAAATCTGCGCACTCTGTGGGATAACTAGGAAGATCTCACGGACCTGGTCTTGGAATCCGATGGAAAGCATCTCATCTGCCTCATCAAGTACAATCGTCTGCAGGTTATTTACAATCTGCGGACCAGCGCGGTTTGCGATGAGGTCGTATACGCGACCCGGAGTACCAATCATTACCTGGGCACCGTTTTGTAGTTCTCGTACCTGGTCGCCGCCCATAACCCCTCCAATCGCGAGAACCGCCTTGAATCCCTCCATATACGTAGATAGTCCCTGAACCACTGTATAGACCTGTTGTGCGAGTTCACGCGTCGGAAGAAGCACGATCGCCTGGAGATTATGCTGTGTGAAATCCAGCTTCTGAAGCAGCCCAATACTAAACGCACCGGTCTTACCAGTTCCAGACTGGGCCTGTGCGATCACATCATATCCCTTTGTAACGGGTATGATGGCCCTCTCCTGAATCGCACTCGGTTTCTCAAATCCAAACCCATAAATCCCCCTTAGAAGGTCTTCATTGAGAGCCATATCATCAAATGACTCAATGGGCTCTACCGTGTACGTGGATGCGCTCGTGGCGGTTGCTGTGCTTGCTGTGCTTGCTGTGCTTGCTGTGCTTGTGGCTGTTTCTGTGTTTGTATCTGCCATTGTATAGTCTATGTATGTTCTTGTATCAACTGCTTAGGTGTGACTGTTGCCAATTGAACCGGTACACGAATCAATTCATACAATGTACATCAACAGGGGCACATAAGTATAAATCTGTGTAGTAATACAGGTTATTATGGATTCGGTCACGTGTGTCACTCCCGTTTGTATTTCTGCGGCATCTCTTTTGGTGCTTGCTACACAGAAGGAGGGACCGGACCCCGCATCGATACTCGGTGCGGATTCTTGGAAAAACATACAAAAGATTACACTGGAGAATGTTATGCGCGAACAGCGTACAAACGACAGGTCTCACACATCACACGATAATCATCGGCGGATGCGAGGCAGGAAGCAGGGTGGACACGAGGGAACAGGACGAGCGGTTATCAGAACATCCCTAACCACCACCCCCCATAACTCCCCAGTGTGGAAAAAGCCATCGATCAAGCCTAAGCCAACGTCATTTGACGATGCGATGAAGCAGAAAATCGTCGGCGACCTTAACAAGGTCACGCCTCAAAACTATGATTCCATCCTGAAGTCATTGCATGGTGTATGTAGTCGCCTTAGTGATGATGAGCACCCGTGGGCACTTCGTCTGATTCTAGAAAACGCAACACGCCAGCACGTGTTTGCGACAACATACGTCCGCCTGTACAAGGATATCGCAAAGTCTAGAAGCGAAGACGTGAAGACCGCAAATGAAATCCTGACGGAGTTTATGACGGTTCACATCGAGAAGATTCTCACAAGTATTGACAACGGTGATAACTATGATGAGTTTTGTGCGGCAAACAAGATGAAAACGAAGCTAGCCGGGCATAGTATCGTGTTGGCCGAGGCCGCGAACATCGGAATCGTCCCCCTCTCAATTCTCGGTCCACACGCAACAGGGCTCGTAGGTGTTCTTGGAACGATTATCGAGTCCGCAAACAACAAAACAAAGGAAATCCCAAGGGAAACCACCGAAAATGGTATAAAGTGTATCCTTGACTTCTTCAAAACCCTGGCAAAAACCAAGGCGGATAAGGAGGGATTCCAAAAATGTGTGATATCTATTCGGTCGATCGTTGACCAAGAAAAGAAGGATAAATACCTAAGTCCCAAGGCTCGGTTTGCGCTGATGGATTTTGTAGAGGAAATGACAAAGGCGATTGTTGATATCAAGCGTTCAAAAACCGTATACCGCCCCGGAATGTATGCAAATAAGCCAACTTCGGGAACCCACTAGCATCTTACAGATTGTTCACCCGTAAACAAACGATGCATTATATCTATGACCGTAGAATTTTCATAGTACATATTACTACATACGAATGGGTCATCATTTTCACACGCAAGCACAACTCCCATCATAAACGGTTCGCCGTTCAGAATCGCGGTATTCTCTGAATCGGGCGGGTACATAGATGCGTGTTGGAACGTGGGATAGATGCATCTTAGGAGTTCAAACGTTCTCCGATGGTTCATACAATAGTACCACCCATTTACCATATGGAGCCGGCAAAACCATTTCTCTATAAAATCACTCTGTGAACATAAAAACGATGTAAAGCATCGTACCCATCTTGAAGACCCATCGAACGCATTCATAAGGTATTTCCAGAGTGTATCCCGGTGGAACGTATGTGTAGGTGTAAGAGCAATAATATGAAATGCCCATATCTCATCTTCATCATCAACGAATATAGAATATTTAATACGTTCTATGATTTCCAATAAGACCCATTCGTGGGGGTAACGGATTCCTAGATGATAAAATCCCGGATGACGAATACGCCTGCTTTCAAATACACGAGTATCATCAATGATGATATCCGTTAATAACTGATGTTGTACCTTGTATGGGTAGGATAAAATCCTCTTTTTAAAATGTTGAATATTTCTACCACGCTGCATCCATTCTACTAAACTAGTCGTATCTCCGTGTAATAAATCTGAATGTACATTCTGTTTGGTCACGTGGTCACAGCGGGGCGGTACCTGAAACGATATATCCATTCTCTCTCGGGTTATCTAGCGTATCGTGTAGGGTTTGGTAGTATAGATGAAACGCATCACTACGGGGGGTGTGGTATGTTTCTGATGCTCGAGGGGCATTCATAAGCGCGATATCATACCCATCCTTGAAATCTGGGACCTTGTAATGTGTGTAAGAGACGGGTAATGAAAAACCACTCCCCTCTGTGCTCGGGAGACGTGACATATCTCTCCTAGCATTCCCCATCTTGGGATCATCTGTAAATACTGGTTGACGGGGAAGTGGTTCCTTCCCGACCCTATCAAGGATTTGTCTGCTTTCAAAAGCAACACGCCGATTGAAGCCAGAATCACGAATCCCAGTAAATGCTTCGTTTCGTATGTCCGGGAATAATATTAACGCGAGAATTCCTCCAGCGATTATCGCAAGAAGAATACGTGGAAGTAGCATATCTACTTAAGAAAGCAGTAAAGAGCAGCATATGCCTTTGTTGACCTGTGCACATATGGGGTTGCCTCTCATAAAGAGTCGTGTTTCCAGAAATTACCGTCTTCGGAGTGCTTTCGGACTGCCCACGTGTGACGTGTATTGAACATGATGGCACCAATCGCATTATCTGGTATCATAGGTTTTGTATTGTGGAAGTCATACCCTACAAACCGTGCGTTGATGTCGTATTTTGATAATATAAATCCAAATAGATTATCTACACCGTCTCTTCCACCATTATTATAAAATAAGAATCCTTTCCTAGAGTTACCCTTTGGGAACCTATTAAGGATATCCCAATCATCACATAATGAGTCAAACCTCTTCAGGCCACATACTTCATATCCAAGTAGATTGTTAACTGCGTGGTATCTACAGTAAGAGCCTACTTGTTTTTGGTGGAAGTTTTTTTTTGAACCATTATATTGTGAATCTTCTCTGCCTTTTTTATTACGCCCCTGCGTTCTGCGGCTTGTTTTCGTCGACGAGCAATCTGTATATCCCTTTGACTAGCATGGTATTCTGTCCGCTTATTTTGTAAATCTTTTGGCTCTGTCGCCTTCTTGACCTCTGCCTCCTTCTTGGCCTCTGCTGCCTTCTTGGCCTCTGCTGCCTTCTTGGCCTCTGCTTCTATCTTTTGTATTTCGGTGTTTGATTTCTCATTTACGTTCAGATCGGGCGGTACGACTACAGCAGAACTACTAGTGGGTTTTCTTCCTATCATTCGGCGCTTTGCCTCGCGCGTAATAATCCGATGCCGCCGCAGCCGTTGTCTTGGCATCGTTCTTACTATTACTAGTTTTCAAATCTATGCGGAACACACGTCACAAGGTTCATTATCCTGGTTTGAACGCACGGTTGGGTCGATGGTAACCTGTTGCGCATCAGCGACGGGACGTGTCCTCAGGTAATACTGCCCGGTTTTGAGACCCTTTTTCCATGCGTACATATGCATGCTGCTCAGACGTCGAAAAGTAGGGTCAGAAGAGTACAGGTTCAGAGACTGACTCTGACATATGTATGCCCCTCTATCAGCAGCCATGTCGATCAATGATTTTTGAGACATTTCCCATACATTCTTAAACCTCTCCCGTAGTTCACTGGGTATCTCCTCGATGTTGCTTACGGAACCACGGTCCCCAATGATGCGATTTTTCATCTCACTATTCCACAATCCAAGCTGGATGAGTTCCTTTATCAGGTACTGGTTTACAACCACAAACTCTCCCGCCAGAGTTCTCCGTGTATAGATATTCGTAGTAAATGGTTCAAAACTCTCATTATTACCCAGAATCTGGCTCGTAGACGCGGTTGGCATCGGGGCGACAAGAAGCGAGTTACGAATACCACCTCTCACCTTTGTACGAAGAGAAGACCAGTCAAGTTCAGGCACGTCATCGTCTGCAACGATTCCCTCCCACATATCTGGCTGCAGAACTCCTTTTGACACGGGGGACCCCTTGAATGTCTCGTAGCTGGGTAGTCCATCTACCTGAACAAGGTCAGCAGATGCTTCTACGGATGCGTAGTACATGTGGGCGAATATCTTGCGGTTGAGTGTTCTTGCATCCTGGCTTTCGTATGTATAACCCAGTCTCGCAAACACATCCGCGAGACCCTGTACGCCAATACCAACTGGACGGTGCCTCATGTTTGAACGACGTGCCGCGTCTGTCGGGTAGAAGTTCCTATCAATCACCCTATCCAGGTTTCGCACCAGCCGCCGCGTTGTATCGCGGAAATTCTTGAAATCAAACGCCTCGTTTCCATCTGCGTCGGTATACACAAATGCCTGGAGGTTCAGTGATGCGAGATTACACACCGCGGTTTCATCGGGCGATGAGTATTCCATAATCTCGGTGCACAGGTTTGATGATTTGATCGTTCCGACATTCTTCTGGTTGCTCTTTTTGTTAGCAGCGTCTTTGTACAACAGGTATGGTGTTCCCGTCTCGACCTGTGACTGTAGAATCTGGAACCATAGTTTTTGTGCCGAGATAGTCCTCCCCCCGTACGTCTCTGGGTCGTCTTCGTACATCGTGTATAGTGTGTCAAACTCTTCACCATATACCTCGGCCAGGTTCTTTGCCCTGTCTGGACAAAACAGGGTCCACGTACCATTTGCTTGGACCCTACGCATAAACAAATCAGGTATCCACATTGCATAAAACAGGTCTCGTGCTCTTTCTTCCTCGTTGCCGTGGTTAATCTTAAGACGCAGGAAGTCCTCGACATCCATATGCCAGGGTTCCAAGTACATAGCAAACGAACCCTTGCGGCGGCCACCGCCCTGATCACAATATCTCGCAGTCGCGTTGAATACCCTCAGCATTGGTACAATCCCGTTGCTCGTCCCAGATGTTCCCCGGATATACGAGCCCTTTGCTCGGATGTTATGGATGTGGATACCAATACCACCGCCCCATTTAGAAATGAGAGCACACTCGTGCGCCGTTTTGTAGATCCCGTCAATGCTGTCATCCTTCATTGACACAAGGAAGCACGACGACATCTGCGGATGAACCGTGCCAGCGTTAAATAGCGTGGGTGTTGCGTGTGTGTACTTTTTAGTAGACAGGTCGTGGTATGTCTCGATCACCCTGTCAATATCCCACCCGTGAACACCAATCGCGACTCGCATCCACATATACTGGGGCCTTTCAAGGATACGACCCTTGTTACGAAGAAGGTATGTACGTTCCAGAGTCTTGAATCCGAAATAATCAATAAGATAATCCCTATCATCCTGAATCGCATCGCGGATTCTCTCCGAATATTCCTCTGCGATTGCAAGGGTTTCTTCTGACAGGATCGGGGCTGGCTTGTCGTTGTCGTCATACATCTCACGAAGCTCACGAAATACAGACATAACGTCCGGGTACGTCTGCTTGTGGTGATTGCTTATCATAATCCTCCCAGCCAGTTCTCCGTACTCCGGGTGTGTGGTAACCATCTCTATCGCAACAAGCGATGCCTGTTCATCCAGCTTGTACGTGTCGATCCCGTCAAAAATCTGTGAGATTACCTTCTGTGCAACCATAATGGGATTCACGTGTGTTAGCGCACACTTTCCACACGGCGTCTCCGACGCAAGGGTTGCGATCCGGTTTACGATCTTATCGTATGATACGTCCTGTACCGACCCATCTCGTTTCGTAACCCGAAGCGTGTTTGTTTGGTCCATCCTTGCTATGTATTGTACCATACTATGTGCGTGGATTAGACCCACACCTCGTCACGCCATTTAGAATTTACCGCGTATCATAGAAATGGATATACTCGCTGGTTCGGTGGTTTCGTCGATTGAATCTGCTGCGATATCAATCTATCATTCCACGCTCATGTATCTGAATATGGGTCCGTACTCCAGACACGAAGGATTTGCTGGTTATCCCGTTGATAAACAGTCGCGCGGTTCCAAGAGTGGTCAGGGGGGCGACGATGCGTACCACGTGTACCAACCATACCTTCTTAAGACAGAGGCCTCTTCCAGAAATCAACATGACAATCACAGATGGCCAACCTCTAGAGAAATGACCGGACCTCACGAACAGACTCTCCGAAAAGAAATCGTTCTCCCGTGTAACTATCCAAATCCCGCCTTGTTAAAGGGCAGGATGTATTCTTCTATTTAGACTTGTAATCACCAACAACCATGTCGGTATTTACAAGCAAGTGATGGATTCGAACGCATCAACCTCCAGGTTATGAGCCTGGCGCGCTACCAATTGCGCCAACTTGCTACACGAGCAGAGTGGGAATCTCCAATCTCATACTGATAGTATGTGTTTTATGTGTTTAAACTACACTGCCCCCCATCATATACTGGATATTATTCCTTAGGTGCTTTCAACAAGGTATATTCAGTCCGAATCATCTGCCATCAAGCAAACCGACGGGTCCTTGATTACCTGGAGCATCACGGATTCTTTGGGCGCTCTTTTTTTAACCGGATGCGTCCTGGCCCATTCCTCTGGATCATCAAGGCCCCTCTGGATTTCTTCCCATGCCAGTTTTGCTTTCGGAAGGAATGCACTTGTAAACCAGTCGCGATTACGACCGACGGTTACGGTAAACCAGTCCTTCGCGAAGATTACAAAATGACGCACAAACAGTACCTCACCCTTGTGGTTCTGTATCACGGAATCTTCGTGCCGAAACTTTCTCTCGATTGGATTTGAGCAATGGTACTCCCCATTCTGGTCCATCCAAACCGTACCAGCGGCTATCACTGCGGAATCCTTCTTACCCATCTCTGGATACAGTGCCATGCTTGTGTATTCTTTCTTAGTGGTGCGTATTAGTTGTTGTATTTCGCGTATCGTGGGTGCTTCACGGACGACTACGCGTACGTAATCGCATTCTACAAGATTGCATACCTCCATCTGTAGCTGCATCTGGCTCCAATACTCTGGTCGGACTCGGTTACCATCTTTATGGATGCTTGCCGGTTGTGGGCATTTGATTTCAACCATCCGGCCACGAGTGCTGCCCTTTGTAACAATCCCATCTGGACTGGCCCCTATGAACGGATATTGAGCGTGTGGTACACAGTCGTATTCTTCTACCGTCACATTATGGATATGCTCGTATACCTGTCGTATGACTGGTTCGTACCGGATACCCCTTACGGTAGGAGCATCTGGGTTTGAGGGAGGGACAAAACTCCTCTCAGCCCTATCGGATTCGTCTGGACGAGATGCTTGGATGATTTTTTCACGAAGAACCCCGATTCCCTTTCCGGTGGAATAATCAATGTTCATAACTGCCTTTGCGATTGAGGCAGTAATCATTCCCCTTCGCCTAGCATACCATTCATCCGTGCGCTGTTGGTCACCCCCTCGGTATGATTCAATCTTTGCAAGTGCTTCCGATACGGGATGTGTCTCGTCTGGTTCGCGACAGTGAACACCCGACAGAGTTTCGTGGAGCATTGTTTTACAGTCTTCAACGATGGATTCAATCTCTTCTTCGACAAGACCACCCATGTAATCATCATCGTATCCGACTGAATCATACAAATACTCTCGTAGCGTATCAACACACCGGTCTATCTCGTGGATATCATATCCCAGTTGTGTGTTATATTCTTCCATCACAAGCTTGTAATACGCATCCATTATACGTAAGCACGTATATTACATACGGGTGGATACACTTATGACGACGTGGTCTTTCGGCGCTTCTTTGTCTTCTTCTCCGGCCGACGGATGATAACCCGTGTACTCCCTTCTGTCACAGAATCACCCTCTACGATCATCAGCGCAGGCACACCCGTTACCTTACACGTCTCTGTGTCGTATTCAACACACGCGTTCGTCGTGATATCTTTCCTCTGGATCGCCCGAACAAGCGATGACCGGATCTCGTCTTTGAGGCTGTCTGGATACTTATCCCCATCAAGGCGATTTACCCACTCTCGTATCTTTTGTATTCTATGACCCCTGTCTAGGCGATTCCACGGCTTTGTCTCAAGCTTTCGGGATGCCGCGTCTACGGCCTCCTTATCCTGTGTCAACGACTGTTCGCGCTCATTCGTACCAATACACTGCGTCTCTTTCTCTGCTCGGAGGGTCGACCGAAACGCACCGCTGCTGCTTACTCCCTTCTTGTGTCTCTTGAGTGTCTCTTGAGAGTTCTTTGTTGGCATCTACTTCAG